CATGAAACTGACCGAATGTATTGAGTGTGGCGAGCAGTTCAATCTTTATTCCCCCGAGAAGCGCAAGGCAGGAGGCAAGGCAAATCATTGTCCGCTGTGTGCAGAGGAGACTGCTGTTAAATATGCTGGAGTCTCAGCAGGTGAGGGCAAGATGGGCAGCGTGCAGGTTCTTAAGTTTAGCAGTAACAGTGACCGTGCTGCTTATCTTTCATTCTGGAAGGCAACAAGCGGTATGAACACAGGCAAACAATGTCAGATGCAGTTTCGTGCAAAGGAACCAAACGTTAAGTTCAAGACTGTTGCAACATTTACTGGTAATGTAAACCATAAAGGAAAGGCATAATATGAATAACTCTCGTAAGGCGTATATCATTCGTGAAAAAAATATGCGGGCGAGCGGCACAGCATTAAAGCACTATAAAAGTTTTATTGGTTCGTTGATGAAAACTACCCGCGATGGTATATATCCAAAAGGTACCTTCTTTCTCATCAAGGATGTAAAGAGATATAAAGTTTTCTTACTTTCTTCGTCCTCGGAGTGGACTGACAGGCAAAGACAAGACACCAGAGTTGGTTATAAGTTTGTCATTGACATTCTTGATACAAAGGGTAATAAGACTTTGGATAGAGTTAATATCTGTAATGTAAATACGTGTCCAACGAACATCTTACCTTATTCAAAACAAGTCATAAATCTTTATCAGTAAATAAGAAAGGAGTTGATAATATGCCACACCCACATAAGAACCGCCCACGCAAGGGACGCAGGAAGATTGGTAGCAAGAAGCGCAGGGCACAGCGTATTAACCGTAAGGGCGGAAAGCAGTAAGGAAATAAACTATGACCCCCAACAAGTTCAAGCAGGGACAGCTTGTAGAGATTACAACCTCTAATCCGATAATTGCAGAGCAGCTGAAGAAAAAGAATATAACTGTTATCGGTACTGTGTTGAACTGTAGATATAAGAGCGATGTTTACTTTGTATACTCACCCAACAATCCCTTCGGTGGAACAGGGTCACATTGGTATACAGGTAATGACTTGCGACCCCTAGTACCTATGTAGTAGGGGGGGAGGGGGTCATCAAAAATGTATTACAGGTATAATATATAAGTAGCCAGCCGCCTATATAGAGATATATAGGCGGTTTCTTATATGTTCTACTATTGCGGCGGCTAGTTCTTTTGTGTTGACGTACCACCCCGGCAGGAGTATACTAGGAGGGGTCTAAAGAAAAAAAATCTATGCCATTCTATCACTACAGACAAAGGCGCAGCGGAGGTAGTTTTAGAGCACCCGCCGTTAATGTTTATGTCGAAGCTGATGATATTGAGGAAGCAAACAAAATCTTTGTTACTATCGATGGGTGTTATTTTGACCCAGATTATGAAAAAGATTGTGAATGCTGTGGAACTAGATGGAATGAACCTTACGATGAAAAAGGTCATTCAAACATCTATGAGGTCTACAGGAAAATAGATAAAGATAATACGGTTTCCCAAACGTGGGGTTCGCTAAGAGAGTTAACTAATAGCGGCAAAGTAGCAGAATATCTTATCAGGGAAAAGAATGGACAAGTCAAACTATTCTGAGGAACAATGTGGGGCATACATTGGCAAGCTGTGCCATGACATGAATAACAAGAAGCATATGTTTATGGTGTATGATATGTATTGGAAGATAAACCATAAGGGCGGTATGTCTCTAGCTTATAAGTATATTTCCCTGCCGACAGGACGCTTGGGAGAATCACCTGTTAGTCATTTCCACGGTGATACGGCATTTGTAAGGTGGCTTTAACCATATACATATGGTCATTGTGTAAAGCACCTTTACAGGTTGGGGTAAACGGCACCCTGTCGGGTTCACCCGGTCATTCCTCGATCATAGGCACACAGTGTATCACGTCTTAACGTTTTCTTCAATGAAAGCTTTTGAGGCTCGTAACCTCGCGGAATCATTAAGGAAAAGACAGATCAGACAGGAAAGCGGCCCGCAAAGAGTAGCGATGTTTTACATTATCCCGGCCCCCGTTTTTAGCCCCCCTGCGGAAAAAGTCAACCCCCGGTGTAAAAGTGTCACCGGCACGTTACGTCACGCGAGGGTGACACCCGAAAACGGGCAGGTTGCCAAGCGGCGCTAGGTGTGAGAATATATGCGGCATGAACGAAATCAACGGAATGACGAAGCGGAAGGTTCTCACGATTGCCCTAGGGATTGCCATTGTCGAGATAGCTCTTAGGCTTGCGGTCGTCGCCGCTATCGTGGCGGTTGTCAAGTTTGTGTGGGTGTCACTCTAAAGCGACACCTTGAAAAAGTAGTTTGACCCTAACCCTTTTTTCCTGTAGATTATCCGCACACTCTAACGAAAGGCAAACACAATGAACCTCAACCTCAAGTGGACCATGGGTAATGCAAAGCTTGTCAAGACCAGCGGTGAGGCTTATCGCGTGCTTGGCTTTGGCATCCCCGCTGATATGTCTTTCGACGGTGGCAATACTTGTCCCGGCGCTAATGCTTGTCGCGGTGTCTGCTATGCAAAGCAGGGACGTTATATCATGGCAGGGGTTAAGAACGCTCGGATGCATAACTTCAATGCCTCCCGTGATGCTGCTTCCTTTGTGTCGTCTGCTATTGCAGACCTGACCCGTTTGGTTAAGCGTTACAACGTGGTTCGCTTGCACGATAGCGGCGATTTTTACTCTCAGGAATATCTGAACGCTTGGAAGGCTATTGCTAATGCTTTCCCTAATACTATCTTCTATGCCTACACGAAATCTCTGCACCTTGATATTGAAAGCGATAAGCCTGCAAACCTTCGCATTATTCAGTCTCTCGGTGGCAAGTATGATGAAAAGATTAATCTCTCGCTCCCTCACTCTCGCATCTTTTCGACTCACGCAGACCGTATTGCAGAGGATTATATTGACGGGAATGTGAGTGATATTCCTGCCATTGAAGGCGAGATTAATATTGGTTTGGTTTATCACGGAAACCGGAAGCTTACGTCTGCACAGAATGAGTTTTTCCGGTAGTAACACCCGCTTGCCTAGTGCTAATCACTAGGCAAGTTTCTTTAACTAACGAAAGGATAATAATGATTGACATGATTAAGGACGATCCGTTTGGTTTCTTTTTGCTGTATCCTATTTTGTTGTGTAACTGTATTGGCTTTGGGATATTACTTTCCGTTGTGCTTATGCCGTGAGTGTAAAGGGGCGTTACAAACCCCGGCCCCCGTTTTTAGCAGCCAGCCCCCGGTTGTCAAGCTCCGCCTGCTCAGTGTCACACCGGGGATGCGTCACGCTGCGGTGACAGAAAAAAAGATGCAGGTTGCAAGGGAGCGCGAACCGTGAGAGTATACCCACCATGAACAACGAACACGACCCCATGTGCGAGCGGTGCGGTGAGGAACCCGCGCGGTGGCTTATTGAGCACGCGACTTATGGTGAGGCGGTGTGCATTGGTTGCGTTAATGACCAGCATGAATGGGAAACGCGGAAGGCGCAGCAGGAGAGGGAGCAAGCTTTTATGTCGATGGTGACGGAACCCATGATGGCTTACGAGGACTGAAACGCACGGGTGACAGTAAAAAAATCGCTGCTTGCAGATAACCCGAAATCGTGAGAGAATGACCGGCATGAACGACCTGATTAAGTGGACGAACGAGGCGACGGCGAATGTGGCGAAGTGGATCGATGCGGATCCCTGCTTTTACAATGTGGCGAAGAACTGCCAAAAGGGACGTAACCCTTTCCGTGCCACCCGTAGTTGCATGAAGCTGCTCGGCTTCCACAAGACTCCTGATCAGGTTTCCTTTTGGGATCCGAACATTAACATGAAGCAAATTAACTCTTTCATCAAGGATCTCTAATGTTTACTTTTATTGTGCTTTGCATTTACGTCACTATCTTTTCACTCATGCTGGGAGGCAAGAACTAATGGAACTTTCACTCGCTGATTTTCGTAAGGAACTCGGTATCACCACGCAGAGCGACTTTTGGGATTTGTTGAGCGATTGGAGTGAGGCAGAGAAGGTGCCAGCACTTTGCCGCGAATTGTGTGAGGTTGGACAGGGCGAAAAGTGCCAGCATGGTTGCCCGTCTATTATTGTTCGCATGATGAGGGGAGACAACTAACATGGCTGTTGAAAAGATTGGCAATGGTGGTTTCATGGTCACTGGTGAGCATATCGAGGCTTATCGCTTGCTGTCTTTGCGTATGGCATTGAAGCTTGGGTGTAGCGGCTTGAAGGGTCGCGTTAATGCTGCTAATATTGTGCGCGATATTCTGACAAACGCAAACCATACAGCTCCACGAAATAAGGAAAAGCTGCGAATCATGTATGATTATTATTTGCAGCAACAAGGTTTGCTCCAGCTGTAGAAGTAAAGGCGCTTTACAGCGCCCGGCCCCGGTTTTGTCAAGTGTCACCCTATCGTGACACTCCCAAATGTGACAGTTGCCGTTGTCAGACCCCTGCGCTATATTGCTCACCATGAACGAAGAAAACAGCAAGTGCTTTGAGTGTAACTGTGACATTCCCGCTTTCCGAGGGATGCAGGAAACCCGGATTAGCCGTTGGACCGGTAAGACGTTCCGCGTTGACCTGTGCGACCCGTGCTGGTTCAAGGACGAACCGGAAGACGAAGAGGACTGTAACGCAAAGGTGACACTCCAAAAAATGCAGGTTGACCGTAACCCGAAGGCATGAGAGGATACACAACATGAACAACGACAACGACAACATCAGCAAGCGGATCGCGGTTCTCAACGCATGGTGGTTCACGGTTGGTCACAAGCACAGCAGGGACCACAAGCGGGTTGTTAAGCTTGTCAAGCGGGAAATGAAGGCGTGCGGTTTCCCGGTTCCGAAGGGTGGACATATTGCCTTGCAGAACGCTTATACGAAGTTTCTTAAGGCTAATAATGCTTGGATTACTTACGGTGTCGGTCCCGTTGGCATCTGCTGCACCTACTAAGGAAAGGGATAACATAATGGAAAACACCTACAACGGTTGGGCAAACTACGAGACTTGGAACGTCGCGCTGTATATTCAGAATGAGGAACCGCTGTATAGGATTGCAACGCGGTGTGATTCTTATTCCGACTTTCTTTTCAAGTCTCACCGCATCCGTGGCGTCACGACTCCTGATAATGTGCTGTGGCACTCTTCCATTCTTAATTGGGACGAACTCAACGCTATGATCAGGGATCTCTGATGATTCATAAAAGCAACACAATCTTTTTCCTTCCTTCGCTGTATATTCCTGTTGGCATTATCATTTACCTCTGGAGATAATAAACATGAATAATCCTTGCATCGACGGTCACAAGTCTCAGGCATACTGGAAGTATGACGCACGCGGCATCCCGCTTGCTAAGGTGTGCAAGCATTGTGTTGCGTTTAAGCTGTCAAAGTTTCGTCCAGAGGTTATCAATGATGCTAACTATTGGGCAGACGAGGTTATTGATAGCGATTAAAATGTAAGGAGTTTTTACTTGCCCCGGCCCGCGTTTTAGCGGGTACAAGGGGAAAAGCAAGGGGAAGTTTCCGTGTGTCACGCTGCGGTTGCGTCACCTGAATGTGACACCCGAAAACAGGTTGCTTGCAGGCAAGGGCAAGGTGTGAGAATATATGTCCCGTTGAAGCAAGCGGGGACGGCAAGCAGGACTGAAACCCAGCGGTGACAGGTAGAAAAAAGGTAGCTTGACGGTTCAGCGGTTTTCCTGTAGATTATCCCCACACTGAAACGAAAGGCAAAAACAAAACGTGATTACCCGTCAGTTTGGCATTGTGATTGAGAATCAGAAGGATTGGACGCTGGACGCGCTGCTGAATCAGTCTTGCATGAACGCAACGCATTGCGTCAACGCAGAGGATCCGCACGGTGAGCCTGCTCGCGTTTGGGCAGAAGGTGAGGGTCACGCCGAGCGTATCGCGGCGTTTCTGAAGTCTTACGGTTACACCATCATTGACACGGAGGAGGTTTGATTATGACGCCTGTTCTTGGACAGACTGTGCATGGTTTCAGCGGTGACCCTTTCATTTTCCTTGCAATCAATGACATTGATGATGTTGTGGTGCGTTGTCCTGTCACGTTGAAGCTTTACACTTTCCCCCGTTTCTTTTTCGACTTCTAAAGGAAAACATAATGTCCCGTGAACTTCGCAATAACGATACTGGCAAGGTTGTGACCGTTTATGGTTGGGCTATCACCCGCCACGCTTGGGAGTATTTTTTCACTTCCTCCGCTCCATCTGCTGACGATATTGTGGAAGCGATTGTGTATGGGCACGAGGTTGAGCGTGGGGATGTTTCCCTGTCAGAGATTCGACCTTATGTGTTGTCTCACACTGTTGACCTTGTGGATCTTGCTCCTCCCCCTAACTGGCATTGGGTAGACAATGAAAACTGAAATCGAAATCATGGAAGATATTTCGTGGTTGCTGTATGAGGCAAATATGCAACCCAATCCCAGACATTATGCAATGGGCAAACATGGAACGGTGTACGCTTACATTCCAAACAATGGCATAGATAAGCGTCCAGATAAGGCAGCGATTGCCGATCGCATCCGATACATGGCGGACAAGGTTCTGCGATAATGTAAAGGGGTTTGACAGACCCCGGCCCCGCTTTTTTCAAGTGTCACCCTGCTGTGACGTAACGCGAAAGTTACAGTTGCCGTTTTCCCTGTCCTCACCTATATTACTCACCATGAACAACACGAACAAGCGGACGGTCTATGTGGTTGGCAATGGCAAGCGGTTCCTTAAGGAAAAGCTGAACCTTGGTTCGTTCAAGGATGCCATCATTTACGATAGCGAATATGGTGCCGAGAAGGCAATGTATAAGATGATTAATAACCATGCCGACACAAGGGCACATCTCGCTGAGGTACTTAAGCGTGGTTATGTTGTTGAATACATCTATAACGATAGCGAATATGGGCAGAATCACATTGCCAACATGAAGAAATATATTCGCGGGCAGAATCCCAAGGGACTGAAGGTTATGAAGGTGACTGTCACGCTTGGGTGACACTAGAAAAAAGATTCCTTGACCTTAACCCGAACCTGTGAGATACTAACGCCATGACCAACGAAAACCCCTTGAACCTGTTTCCCTGCAAGGATGCTGTCAGCGACGGTTGCCCTAACACCACTGTTGCGCCTGATACCTACTGCTGTGATTGCCACCTTTTCTATGAGGAGATTGCCGAGTCTCAAAAGCTGCTGAATGATGAAAGCTGGAAGTCTCCTGCTGATTCTATTGCTGCCGTTGATGCTGCGCGGAGCGTTCTCCCGCATTTCGAGATTGTCGATATTCCTGAGCCGCAGCCTGAGCCTGTTAAGCCTGACCTTGACGGTGTTTGCTACACGATGAACGCTGCCGAGGTTGATTGTCAGGCTGCGCTGTTTGAGATTGCCGCTGTGCTGGCAAAGTATCAGGACACGCTTAAGCAGATTGACACGGTTCTCGCTTCCTACGAGGTTCACTAATATGGGCAAGGCAAAGGGTGTGAATATCCAAATCACGCAGCAGCAGGCAAATACAATGGTTGCCGCAATGGATGCTGTAAAGGAAGCGTTGGACCGTACAATGCCAAAGGGCAAACTGTATCAGGAGAACCTTTATCAAGCGCAGAAGCTTATCACAGAACAGATTATGGGAAAGGGAAAACTAAACTAATGCGCGAACGCAAGGTTCTCAGCGGTGAGGAGATAGACGCAATGGCTGAAAAGAATAGGCGCATCCTTATGACGCATTATAGCGTGGACGGAAAGCTGCCAGATGACTTAGCCAATATTGCAGACCTTACCCGTATGTTGCTGTATAATCATAACTGTGCTATCCTTAAGGAAAGGGAAAACTAAACTAATGGACCATCTTAAATATTTGCGTGAGTTAGACGAGAAGTGGGAGAAGCATCGTAAGGTGTTGCGTGAGATGGGGTGGGAGGATGATAAGATTGAGGAGTATCTAGACAAGGCAAAGACTCATATTCTCGCACACCAATCGCTGACGAAGCTGGGGGTACAATAATGAATAAGATAAAGGATATCGATTTGCAGGAGCTGAACTATATTGTGCATGCAACTGGTATGGCAATCTTCTTTGTGGTTGGCACAGCTGCCCTGCTTTATTTTGGTTTGGCTGTGGGGTACTAATGAGAAAAGAACTACACCAAGCAAAGCTAACCCTTAGCAGACTGAATGACCTGTGGAGTTTCACCGGAAAGGAAATGACATATAAGGTTCCTCTCCTGTTGCGGTTAGACCCTGATGATCCTGTTGAGGCATTGCTCTGTGTCGTTACTGCTTATGGTTGTGTTGCTGCTCATGCTGGATTGGCAATCGAGGATGGGATTAAACCAGACGAGACATGGGATAGATTGTTCAAGCAGGTAGGCCAAGCCGTCATGTTTGACTTGCCCAGCAGCCTTAAATACTTTCAAAAGAAAGAGTTTGAAAAGAAAAGCGCAAGGGCATTCACCATCGGCTGGGGGGAGGACTCCCCCTCCCCCCCGTAGTCCCTTTCAAAACACGGAAAGTATGTCTGCCATAGAATTAATGTATGCCATAAAACGCGCTATGGTCGTGAATAAATTCCGGACCAAAAATGGGAATTTTTCGTTTTTTATATAGGGGTTGAAATGTCTAAAAAATGCGGTATACTAAAAAAATCCTCGGAGAAAAAAATGGAAAATCTTCAAATTGGTGACCTTGTTATGTGTAGAGAAAAAATATATCCCGATATGGATAAAAGTGTGCATAACATGAAGTTAGTTATTGGTTGGATAACTGCAAAAGATTTAAACGGCTATTTCATTCATTGGAGCGATAAGGATTGTGCAGGGTTTGTTAATTGCGAAAGCGCATATTTAACACGAAATCTTTTCCTAGAAAAGAGAAAGGAAATGGGAATCTAATGAAAATAGCTCCAAAATACAAGATTGGCGACCTGCTCATGTGCAAGTCATATATTAATCCATATGACGATGAAGACAGGGAGGACAACATTCGACCAATTATTGGTTGGATTGTCGAGGTAAGACCTTATATTTATTATCAAAATAAGCTTATTACATATTTGGTTCAATGGAGCGACCAAGACAAAGAAATGCTTATCAGCGAAGAAGATGCAGTAAAGTTACGCGATTACTATGAGGAAATCCGTAGCAAATAGCAAATTGTCATTCCTGTTACTAATTAGTATAGAGGTAAAGCGTTAAAATGTTTTAGAAAGGCCGTAGATTTGATTATAAACAGTTTGTTGGGAAAACAATTGAGTGGCAGAGGCAGACGACAAGGACGTTCCTATTGGCTCCCTAGTGCGTATACATGTACGCAGTGTAAACTCATATCTTGGAATAGTATTAGAAAGAGTCTTTCACGATAAAGCCGGTTCCATTTCTTACACGGTATACATAATGGATTTAGACACGCAAATACTCATGTTTCCTTATGAATTAGAGGTTTTAAGTGGAAAACAAGAATCTACATAAACCTATTCCAATCGGTGCGCTCGTCATGGACCCATCCACAAAACGCCTTGCAATGATTCTTGATTATGTTCCAACTAGTGAGTGGGGTAGAGTTGACATGGACAATCCCAACCGAGCAGGAATAATTTATGGAATGTTATTTGTTGACGGGGTTGGACCACCAAAAACTTTCCGTTATGGGTATGAAATAAAAGTATTGAGCGGAAAATATGATGACCCGTGAGATGTTTCCTGATTTTAAAGTTGGTGATCTTGTACAAATTAGGATAGACAATGGTGATGGTGGGCTAGCAATAGTCCTAGAAGACTTGCAATACATAGATGAACAATGTTTTTATCTTGTTTATTCTATGCGGGAAAATAAAAACATTCCTGTGTTCCCTTATGAAATAATATTAGTCCCGAGAGACTAATTATATTCATGGGCTACAAAAAATCTGTTTTGGACAGTCTAAATATTCCAGTTGGTGCGCTTGTAAGAGTCGATATCATCAAGCGTCGGGAGGATTTAGCTGTTGTTGTAGATAAAAATCTTGGCTTACTTGAAAACTGTTGGTATATGGTTCATTCCCTTAATAGTGGGAAAGAATACATGGCGTACCCTCATGAATTACTTTGGTTGAATAAATCTTTCGCTGAAAGCGATGAAAACCTCTAATTATTATAAACGCCTGTATATTTCTAGAGGATTTTTCATGAAATCTGTATCTCCTGTAAACAAATACTATAATTTGGTTGCCGAAATAGAAGAAGAATTTCCCGGTTTTCGTGTTATCGAAAAAGAGGGAAACCGCTTCATGCTCTTTCTTTATCACCTTTCACTTATGCGTTTTTGGAATCCCCATTTCATGACACGGTTTATAACAACCGCATTTGGTTGCGTCTATATGCCCCGTGACCTGATTGGAACCGACATAGGAGCGGATGTTCTGAGACATGAACGTGTCCATCTACGTCAAGCAGCAAGGTGGGGAATGCTTTTCTATTTATCTTATTTACTTTTGCCCCTGCCTGCTTTTTTCACCTTTCGTGCATATTGGGAGTTTGAAGCTTATTGTGAAAGTCTGCGTTGCGAAAAGGAACGTTATGGAGTGGTTTATAGCGAAACATTCAATTATTTTGTGGACTTATTTGTTGGTCCTGCCTATTTATGGATGTGCCCATTCCGGGGATATGTGGAAAAAAAATTTTTAGATTTCTTGAAAAATGAAGATATAAGGTTGGTATAATATATTATGATCAAAGTACGTATACTTGGTGAGGTGGCAGCAACAAGACAAAACCCTGATGCCGGTGGAACCGTGGCAGTTCCTATCGGTAGCCCCGAGGTAGCAAATTATTTAAAAGCTAAGATAGGCGATATTAGCGATCCTAATAAATACGATACGTTACATTATGCTGCTGGCGGGCAGGAGGACATGCCAGTTAAGTTCAAAGTGAAACCTCCACAGGATCTTAAAGCAAGACTAGGGCAAATACAAAAAAATTTAAATATTATAAAATTAACTTTTTTGAAAAAAACTGCTGCTACTACCCAAGATGCTGAAACAGTTGCCGATGATGAAGCAAAAATCTCTGTTGATATACAAAAGCTAAATGATCTTAGAAAACAAAAAGGTAACCGTAAAAGTCAATATGAAGTTGGAAAAAACGCCTTTTTAGCTTTTCAAAATGGTCTACAAGAATTAATAAATTATTATATTACAAAAGAAAAAGAATATTTTGGTGATGTGCCGCAATGGTCTGAAATGGAAGAATCACAAAGTCCAACTGACTTTAAGCCACTAGTGGTAAATCAATTATTAAAACATGGTGGTTATGATGGCAAAAAAATTGTTAATTTTATTCATAGTATTGCATATTCCGCTTTAGCAGCTGAATTTAAACAACAAAGACTTTTGGAACAATATTATAATAAAAAACAAATAAAACTAAAAGAAATAATAAATCAAGTATTGCAAGAAATGAAACAGGAAAATGAAAAATAGTTTTAAAGCTTTTATATTATTTTGTATGATATTACCATTTTGGATAGCGGAAAGGATAACTAGAAAATGAAATTAACAAAACAGTTTTTGCGCGGTTTGATTCGTGAAAGTTTGCAGCAAATGTCTGAGGAAGAAAAAGAATATACTGGTGGTATGTCAGACGAAGAAATAAAAGCACAGCGAAGACGTTTACAAGCTAAAGCCGATGCTGTCACACCAGAAGAAATGATTAATGCTGGTATTAGAAGTATTATACATGATCGTGAAGGCAATCATAGTGGAGAATGGGGTTTATCTGATTATGTTAAAAATCAATTAAAATATGCTGGCGGTGATATAAAAAAATAAAAAGTGTGGCAGATGCTATGAAGGCTAATGCGTATAGTGGGGAAAAAAATCAAAAAGATGTAGACCGCGCCGTGCAAATTATAGCTAAACATATTGATAAATTAAGAACATAGTAAAATAATTTAAGCTTCTTGGTAAATAAATTACCCGCTATCAAAGGCGGGTTTTTTGTTTATAAACTATTTATATATTATGCCTCTTCGTAGACCTTGTTATGTAAAAGTTGGCGATTTTGTACGTACCCGTGGGGATTTAGATATCTATGGGTATGTTACTTTTATTGATGCAAATAACGAAACAGGAGATTATTACGTAGAAATCATATATGATGAAGATGCAGACCCGTTATATTTCTATGATGATCAGCTGGAAGTATTAAGCGTAATAAAAGAATAATGGAACATCAAATAGGCGATTTGCTGCTTGCACAAACTGTTGACGGTGGTATAATGTTTGGACTAATAACAAACATTGTAGAATCGGAGCAAGACACATTTTTAAATTTGTATACAGTAACTTGGTTTAAAGGAGAGGATATAAAGGATACAAGAGATTATACGTATAATAACATTATTAGACTTAAAATGAACTTAAGCGACTATTTTAATGAAGATAAGGTATAAACATGAATTCTGAACAATTACAAGGTTTAATCAAATTATCAAAGCATTTTATAACAGTTTGCGTCACCGTATTATCTCTTTTTGTTATTTATAAAGTAGCTACGTCCTATTGGGTAAATCCACCAATAAAACAGGAGCCGCGTTATAAAAATACATTACAAAGAGACATAAATTAATATGAAAAAAATAATAATTGCTTTAAGCTTTTTGTTTATGAGTGTTTCACCAGCACCAATTATGAAACCTCTGCTATGGGAACAAAAAAATCCAAAGCGAATTAAATGGAGTGAGCATACGTTTCAACAAATATATAGAAATTATGATTCATTTGATAACGTAAAAGATATGCAATTCTTTTGCCCTAATTTTTATAATTTGAACCGTGATCAAAAAGTAAATGTATGGGGACAACTTATTGCAGCAATGTCTTGGTACGAAAGTGGTCATAATCCAAAAGCAAGGTTTCCACAACCAAGCTTAGGTATAGATCCAATAACAAATAAATATACCTGTGCAGAAGGTTTATTACAATTAGGTTATGCAGATACAATGTGGCATTCCCAATGCGATTTTAATTGGACGCAAGATATACAGTTTGAAGAGAATGACAGTAGAAAAACTACATTTGACCCATACATAAATTTAAAATGCGGAATAGGTATTTTAGCTAATCAAATACAAAGACATGGTAAAATTATCCTAAACCGTGGAGCATATTGGTCTGTATTAAAAGATGGACACAAAAATAGCAGATTAGAAGGCATAAGAAAGATAGTCATACAATACGACATGTGTAAAATAAATGAATAATAACATAAAGATAGCAATAGTGGCACTATGTCTGATTAGTAACGGAATATTTGCAGCATTTCTTTCCAAATCTATCCGTTCTGGAAATACCGAATGGTATTGGTCATATTTAACAAGTTTTATTAGTGCTTCTATATTTGCTTATCAACTAAAAGAAAGAATGTTGCCACTAACAGTAACTTCTGTATTCCAAACGTTTTTCTTTCATGCAGCTTGGTATGCGACAGCATTTTTTATTATGTCTAACGAATTACATGGACATAAATTAATAGGACTTTTGCTTGCTTTTTGTGGTATGATAGTAATGAGTCTATAAGGAGGCTTTATGAGTTATTCACAAGCAGAAATACAAAACGCTGTAAATTATTCATGTGAAAGTTGTGACAACGAAACATTTAAGCAGGTATTTGTAATTAAAAGAATTTCAGCCCTAGTTTCAAAAGAAGGTAAAGATACATTTGTTCCAATTCCTATTTTTTCATGCGATATATGTGGTCATATAAATGAAATTTTTTCTAAAGATTTAAAAATCAACGATAAGTCCTCAGAAAAAGATTCAGTTTCTAACATACAATTATAAACTAGTTGACTGTTAGTTCAAATAAATGTATGATTGGCAGATAAATGGAGACTTTAAATATGAAAGTTCTTGCTTTATCTGCCAATTATGAACCTTTAGGAGTGGTAACTTGGGAGCGTGCTATTACGCTGGTTTACTCTAATAAGGCGTTTACTGTTGAAGAATATAATTGCACTGTCCGGTCGCCTTCTACAGAATTTAAAGTTCCGGCAGTTATAGTTTTTAAAAAAGGTTATATTGGCAATAAACGAAATTCTGTAAGATTTTCTCGTAGAAACGTTTGGATTCGTGATGAAGGTAAATGCCAATACTGCCATTTACACGTTTCTCTTTCTACTTTTACAATCGATCACGTTATTCCAAAGAAAAACGGTGGACAAACAGTATGGGATAATGTTGTTGCCTGTTGTTATGCCTGCAATCAGAAAAAAGGCGATAAAACTGTAAAAGAAACCGGTTTCAAGCTATTTAAATTACCGAAGAAACCAAATAGACTTCCATATATTCAAGAAATAACTGATGGACAATATAATTTAGAAAAAAATATTCCTGAACAATGGAAGTTCTATTTAGAAAGATTTTAAATGAGAATTACAGTTATTGATACCGAAACAACAGGTCTAGACTTGTCAAAGCATGAAATTATTCAAATTGGAGTAGTGCAACTACAACAAGAAGATTTCGGAGATATAAAATCTCTAGCAGAATATGAATGTAATATTCGGCCATACAATATTAAATCTGCTAGTCCAGAAGCATTAAAAATTAATGGCTATACAGAAGAAAAATGGAAACATTCAATTAGTTTTAAAGATATGTTTAACCCATTAAATCATATTTGGGAAAAAAGCGACCTACTTCTTGGACAAAATCTTATATTTGATTTACGATTTATTACTAAACATTATAAAAGATATGGCCTTGATAGACCAATGTTTCCTCGCTATTTAGACACTAAACACATGGGTTCTCAATTAGTTAACGAAGGAATTATGAAATCATCTTCAATGGACAGCATGTGCAAGCATTTTAATATAAAGTTTAAAGGCAGGGCACATACAGCGTTGACAGATTGCCAAAGGACTGTTACTCTATGGAGACAGTTGGGTAAGTACGCAGAAGCAAAGAAGTTTTCCTACGAGGAGCCATACGATCCACATGCAAAAACGAATTCTAATGCCAGATCATCTAAGCAATAAAGATGTAGACAGTATAGTGTATGTTTTTTCTAAAATGTCTGTTGCTTCAAAACACGATTTCCTAGCAGCGTTGATGGTAGAACACCCAGAACACTTTCCAAAAATCACTGATGCCCTTGGAAACGATTACAAAAAATCTATGGTGCTAGCATGAAAGAGGGAGATTTAGTTAAAGTTGCTATTGACAATAAAAATGATAAAATGTTTGCATATGGCATATTAACTAATAATACCCCAGAAACTGGTCTTGATGGATATAAAGAAGTATGGTTGTTTAAATATCCAAATATATTTGGTGATATGCCTCCTCAAAAAAGCTTATACGTTAAAGAACGTATTACCCACATCAAGACGTTTGAAGATTGGTAGGACTAAATAATATATGGGTATTTATGCCCATAAGGAGTTTGATATGTTCCTCCCAGCCATAGCTGAAAAACTAAAGAAAGAAAAAGATCTACCAATTGAAAAACATTTAGAATTGCCTATATATTACGAACAAATGCCGCAAAATAAACAAGAAAAACAATCAAATCAAACAGTTATACATATTCAAATAATCTAATTAAAATAGAAATTTAAGATGTGAGAAACTACTTATGACATAGCGCATAAGTAGTTTTTTTCATTTTATGAACCTATTACTAGAAAACATTAGTTACGACGATCTTAAAAAATATCTAAAAGAGTTCTATAATTATGCTAAAAAAGAACTTGTGTTAGATAGACCTCCGCGTTTATTCTTAAAAGAAGATCAAGAAAACGCAAATGATTTATTAGGAAAAACAGGATATTACGATCCGCAAAAGGAAGAAATACATTTATTTATAACTGATAGACACGGTAAAGATATAATTCGTTCTTTTTCACATGAACTAGTGCATCACTGTCAAAAATTACATGGTATGAACGATAATATCGATTTGTCAGCGACAAAAGATCCTGCATATGCTTCTAAGAATCCGCAGTTAAGAGAAATGGAACGTGATGCTTTTGAGCGCGGAAATATGATTTTTAGAGATTGGACAGACATGAAAAAATCGGAGAAAAACAAAATGTTAAATGAAAAGAAAAGTAAAGGTAAAAAACCAAAAACTTTTGCGGGTAAAGTAAAAAGAGTGCAACAAAAAAATCCTGATCTTTCTAAATCTTCTGCTGAAAGAATTATAGGCGCTCAAGTTGCTGGTGAAAAAAAGAATGAAACAAAAAAACCATTAACTATTAAAGAAAAGGCAAAATTACAAGCTAAAGAACATGTAAAAGCAGCTTTGGGAAGAGGAGATTATATGAAAGAAGAAAGTCCGCAAGAAATAAAAGAAGAATTAAAGCAAGAGCAAAATAAAAATCCATATCCTCAATTATTTACTGAAAAAGAGCGTTTGCTAAAAGACGCCTTTAATAAAAGAGAAGATGTTATATATCAAGAATTAATTCGCAGATTTATTAAAAAATAAATGGCAAGAGATTTTACAATAAAAATTGATCCTAATGAATTAACTGGTAGTGTTAACGGTAATATTGTACAAGTGCCGTTTATTAGACACGTTAATAGTGTGCCGTCGCTTAAGCAAGATTCAGAAGCTTATACGGTTTATAATGGTGGAAAAAAGGTATAACCCATGTCACAAACTATTTTAGAGAGCGGTTTAGAAACTAAAAAAGAATTAACTTTTTCTAAAATAAAAGAAATTTTAACTTCCGCTTGCGATGTTAGTTTAAAAAAAACAAAAGAGCTATCAGGACAAAAAGTTTTTATTTCCTTTGTTGACGGCAAGGCAAGAACAATTATCAATTCATCAGATAAAAAAACTGGTGGTATTACAGCAGCTGAAATAGAAAATAAAATATCTGATAAAGATAAAAGTTTGTCGTTGAAAAATGCAATTAATAGTTTTGAAAAAATAATAAATACATATATTAGTCATGAGCAACAAAAAGAATTATTTGAAGAAACAGATACAGATAATTTACAACAAGAAGAAAAAAGATATATTTATTATTTTGGTTTTCAAATAATGGATCATAGTAACAATGAAATGATAAATTATGATACAAAAACTTTTATTTTAAATCATAATGAATATAAAAAAATAGATTATGCAACAGGTAAAGAAATACCTGCTGATTCTTCCGATGTGTCTAAAAGATCTAATAAGTTAGAAAAAATTATCAACTCTGCCCAAGACGATAAGAATTCAGATTCTAATCACAATGAAATATCAGCTTTTAAAAAATTATCTTCTTTATCTGATAAGGTTCCTTTAAATACAGCGATAAATAAAATTGATTCTTTATTATCTGCTACTAACAGTTATATAAATAACGAAGAGTTATCTTTAACAGACGAATCTTCTATAGATGATTTTATGTTAGCAAGAGTTATCGCTTATATAAACACTATTTTAAAACATAAAAAAATTAATGTAGACCCCATGTTAAAAGTTGCTATTGCTAAAACTGTTATGGGGGTCGGTGGAATATCTATAGTTGATATTTCTAAAAAATTAGAAGACAAAGATAAAAAATATATAAAAGAAAATATAATTAACCCAAATAGTAAAAAAGCTATTATAAAAAAGTCTATCTATCCATTAGAGCTTATAATTAATAATTTTGCTGTAGATATGCTAAAAGGAATGAAAAGCTTATTTTTATTAACTAAAAATAAAGATTTAGTAAGTATTAGCAAAGATATTGATTCAGCTATTAAGAGTATAGGTAATATAACGGACGGTGATACTAAAAACATTTTAAAGAACGAAATAAGAAATCTTAAAAAAGCGGACGCCCTAAGCTCTACTAATAATGGTTTTACATTTATTTTTGATAATATTGTATATAAATTTAATGGTAGTTACGAGCCAGTTAGTAAATTATTAAGTTTGCTAAATTACAAATCAGAAATTGAGCAATTAAATGAAAATGTTTTTGATATAAATGATATAATTAGTGAAGTTTTATCCTGTAAAAAAGAAAAGTATAATTTATTACGTAAAAAGAAGAAAGTAAAGGAAATGGCGGCGGCTGGTATGGGGGGCGCAATTACAGGATTTGGTGCTCCACTGATAGTTAAACGTAGAAGCTTAAGGAGATATTAAGATGGAACATGTGCAAGTATTAAGAGAATATGTACGAAATGTTTTGAGACAGTTAAAATCTAAACAAAGAGAAGAACTACGTCTAGAAAATCAAAACTTTAGAAGATTACGTAGAGAAATTCGTAAAGTATTGCGAGAAAAACAAGACACTACTCAACATAATTCTACAGGTCTTAATGCATTAGAGAAACTTTTAAATAGCATTGTTCCAATTCTAGAAGTCGGATATAAAGATTTAAAAACAGACGTTTCACAACGCACATCCTTCAAAGCACACATAGTACGTGGTATACAAAATTTATTGTCTACAGCAGATTTATATTCTAGAGTAGACGACGAAATAACGGGTGATGTTGCTCCACAGGAAGAACCACAAGAACAATTAGAAGAAGAAGATGGCGTAGACGTAAAATTAACTCCTGAAAAGAATCCTAAGTTTATTGATATTGACAAGGATAAAAAAGATAAAGAACAGCAGCAACAAAATGATCCAATGAATGCATTTCAACCAGTAGAAGGAGAAGACTTAACTGGTAGAAACTTTGCCTTGGAAACATTCAAGAAAATTCAAAAACAAATTTTAGAAACATTTTCACTCCTTTCAGACGAAAAAGATAGAGATATTTTCTACAGATATTTAATAACAAATGTTAAATTGTACTTTGACAAGTTTGAAACTGAATTACAAGCTACCCCGGAGGAACCCACAACTCCTGAATATGAAGCCGAGAAAGCAAAACTAGATGCAGAGTTACAAGCATCAGCACCACCGACTGGTGGAGAAATGGCAGCGCCACCGGAACCGGGATTAGAACAACCAATTGAAGAGCCAGCATAATAAGCATAACCAGAAAGTACAACAACAAAAATTTGTAGTTAAATCTAAATATTAAAAAGGAATATAAACATGAATCCTGCAAAACGTAAAAAATTATACAGACAAAGTTTAGCTCAACAAAAACAACAAGTTGCTGTTCAAGTTAAACCAGTTGAAAAATCAGTTGAAAAAAAAGAAGTAGTCGTTGAAAGCGTTGTTCAGCAAGCTGTTTCTACAGAATCTTCAAATGTGGAGCTAGGTTTAAAAGTGACTGAGACTACAGAAGACAAAAAAGATAAGAAAAAGAAAACTGCTACACAAGAAGCTTAATTGTGTTATAGTGGTTAGTTATGAGCCACAAAACATATAAGCTAATTGGTGAAGAAATAGGCAGTTTAGTAGATGAAAAAAATGCTGCATACGGTAGTTCGTTTGCTGAATCTTATAAAATCTTGAGCGTCTTATATCCAGATGGTATTAAACCACATCAATATACAGACGCTCTTGCTATTATAAGAGTAATAGATAAATTATTTAGAATAGCCAACAAAAAAGATGCATTTGGTGAATCTCCTTGGAGAGATATAGCAGGATATGCTATATTAGGAGTTGCCAATAATGAAAAAGAATAATTATAAAAATACTTGTAAAGATTATAGTATTAGTAAAGTATTAAGAGAAGAAAAAAGAAGTAATGAATACTTTGAAATAATGTTAAATAATTTAACTTTAGAAGAATTAATAGCTTTAAAGTTAGAATTAGGATATAAAGCTATTGGATTTCCTTTACATGGGTTTCCTGTTTGGAGAAGTACTAATTATATAGTAAAAGACGCATTATTAAAATATGCTGTTTCAGCTACACAAACTAAAAGAGAGGCAATGAGATTTTTAGGTTTAGAATCAAAAAGATTCTTTAGATTATTGAAAAAATTTAATATCAATGCCTATTTCACCAAACAGGAAAAACAAACAGATGAATATAACAAAAGATCAGTTGAAGAAAATATATCCTAATATAAGACCTGAAAAACTAGAGGTATATACAAATGCTTTTAATAAAGTTTTTCCTTCTTATTGTATCGATACCCCTAGACGGATTGCTGCATTTCTTGGACAAGTCGGCGTCGAAAGCGGAGAACTCAGATACGACAAAGAACTAGGCTCTAAATGGAACAAGAGAGATGTCGGTAATCGATTTGAACCTGTTGGTACTCTTTATGAAGGACGCAAGAATTTAGGTAATACTCAAGTTGGCGATGGTCCTAAATTTATTGGTCGCGGCATTCTTCAGTTGACAGGTAGAGCAAACTATACTAATATGTCTAAGAAATTAGGAGTTGATTTAGTAAACAATCCTGAATTAGCATGTGATCCAGAAATAAGTACTAAAATTGCTTGTGAATATTTTAAAGAACGTGGTTTATTAGATTTATCTGATAAATGGAATTTAGAAGAAATAACACGTAGAGTAAATGGTAATGCTAAACTTCATCATGATTTGCGTGTACAATACAGCGAAAGAGCATTAAAAACTTTAAATCCATTTTAGTATGAATAATTATAAATTTTCCTGTGATGAATGTGGATGGCATAATGCTCCTAATATGATGGCTGTTGCACATATCGGTTTTAAGTGGTATTGTAGTAGGTGTTTAGATAAATTCTTAAAAGAAGAAAAACGTAAACAAAAAGAAAAGCAACAAAGATTAGCAGAACAACAATTAAATATTAGTGGCAGTAAGCCTGTATAGCACAGCGGTAGTGCAATAGTTTTGTAAACTATAGGTCGGGGGTTCAAATCCCTCTACAGGCTCAAAATGCGAATATAGCTCAGTTGGTTAGAGCAGACGCTTGATAAGCGTCAGGTCAGTGGTTCAAATCCACTTATTCGCACTATGCCCGTGTGGTGTAATGGTAGCCACGGCAGATTCAAAATCTGCTGCCCCTTAAAGGCGTACTGGTTCAAGTCCGGTCACGGGTATTTGCAGGAATAGCTCAGTGGTAGAGCATCACGTTGCCAACGTGACGGTCGTGGGTTCAAATCCCATTTCCTGCTTGTTGATAGTAGGTAGTAGGCTTACAAGTAGCCATCTTTAATGAGTGAGACAAAATCCTTATAGCAGATATAATTCCGTTAACAGCGGGGAGCGTTGCGAAATATTGCCCGAAGAAAGCACAACGAAACCCGAAGTCAGTTGTGTAGACACATCGTTGGTAGGAAAGCTCCTATATATCATTAGTCTTGAAGGTTGGGTAATGGGCAGAAAGTCAGGAAACTGATTGGACCGTAATCAACGATAAGATAATACTGAAAATATTATTCTGTTGGTTGCCACCATCTCTTTAGTGTAGTAACACGTCTACTATTAACAACTTGAAAGGAAATATATGGCTAAGAAAAAAGAAACATATTGGAATTATAGATTATATGAAAAAGAATTTTGTAGTTCCGCTGGAGAAAAATGGACTGAATGTGGTATAATTGAAGTGTATTATGAAGGACAAAAGATTAAAGGTTATACAGATAGTTTTATGTTCCCCTATGGTGAATCAGCTGCGGAAGCAAAAGAAGATTTCTTATTAATGAGTAAGGCTTTTGAAAAACCAGTTCTAACAATAAAAGATTTAGAACCTAAAAAAACAAAAGCTAAGAAAGTGAAAAAGAAAAATGAGAAAAGCAAGCGTTAAAGATTGGAATTATAGAGTATTTAAATCTGGTGATTTTTTTGGTATAGTAGAAGTATATTATGATGTTAGCGGAAATCCTGTTGGCTTTAGTGATTATAATTATCCGTTTGGTTATACTGAGGGAGAATTAAAATTAGATATATCCAGCATGCTAAAAGCTTGCAGATTACCTGTATTAACAAAAGAAGATTTTGAAAAAAAATCTGTACGTAAGAGTAAAATTGTTGTACCATCAGTAAAGAATCCTCCACCTAAAGAGGTCATGGCTAAAGGAGATAATAATGTCTAATTCTTGGAAAGTAGAAAATGTTTTTATTTCTTATGAAAATGCAAAAAATTTTAAAAATGAGTTGCAAAGATCTCCAAGAGGTGCTACATTACAAGTTAAGATTCATCGTTATGCTGCAACCGATAAAGTAAATACACAAACATTTGTTGTTAAAAGTAGAACTGACCCAAGTTTAGTCGCTACAATACAAGAAATAGAAGAACAATTGTTAATTAATAAGAGTAAAACTAAAAAGAAATAGGTGATATATGATCTTCGGTAAAACACTCAACGACGATAAGGATAAGCAGAAGGAAGCTGCGCCACAACGTAAGTCTAGAGAAAAAGACGAAGATATTCTTGAGGTAGAACATGAAGATGGACGTATTTATTTTTATACTGAAGTTAACAAAGGTTCTATTTTAGATCTCAATAAGGCTATTCGTGCAAGCGAAGCAGATATGCTTCATACTGCTAATGTTTTAGATATTGCTCCACCGCATATTAAATTGCATATTAATAGTCCCGGTGGCAGTTTATTTGACGGTCTTGCAGCAGTTGATTATGTACGCAAGTGTAAAGTACCTGTTCATTCTATTATTGAAGGTATGGCAGCGTCTGCTGCTACACTTATTTCTGTAATGGCCCATAAACGTTCCATCAATAAACATTCTTATATGCTTATTCATCAACTTTCTTCTGGATTAGTAGGAAAGTATGAAGAGTTAGTGGATGATATGGAAAACAATAAAACTTTAATGAAAGCCATTAAGCAAATTTATCTGGAACGTACAAAAATCCCAGAAAACCTGTTGAAAGATATTCTTAAAAAAGATATCTATTTTGATGCAAAGCAGTGTTTGAAATACGGTTTAGTAGACCATATTATTGAATAAAGGAAAATATACAATGAAGACTATCGTTATGACAGCAGTAGCAGCAGCTATGTTTGTAGGCTGTACCAGTAAGACTTCTACACCAGTAACAGGCACAACTACGACCACTACACCTGTTGTTGAAGTAACTGCTCCCGCTGTATCTACACAAACAACCCCTACTGTAGCCGCTCCAGTTGCTCCACAAACCGCTGTAGTGGCCCCATCCGTAGATGGAAGCTCCTCTGCCGTTCCATCGACAGGTAGCGTTTCTGACAGTTCTACAAACACAGTAGAAAAGAAGTAGTTTGCATAATCCCACAGGTGACGGCATGGGGAGTTCGCTTTATTAACGAACAAAAAGATGTCGTCTTTCTATTTATTATGTGCTTCCTATAATAATAATTATAGTGGTTGGATTAATAAATAGTTATGCTTCATTAAAGTCATTTAATGGTGGGAGTTTTTTGTGGCCTTTATTAACTGGACAATTATCAGTAATAACATGGACATACATAACAAAACAATCTTTTTCTCCTTGGATGGCTGCTATACTATTTGATGGTTTATATTGTATTAGTTGGTATACTGGTGCTGTGTTACAGGGACAAAAAGTTAATTTATTTCATATAATAGGTGCGCTTTTCGTAATCTGCGGTATAATTATAACAAGTGTAGGTAGTAAATAGGGCGATTAGTTAAACGGGATAACAACGGCTTTGCAAGCCGTGATTGACAGTTCGATTCTGTCATCGTCCATATGAAAAAAAATAACAATAGCAGCACAGTTTGGTTAAGAATAATGGTAATAATAAACACACTTGCTGTTGCTAGTTATATTTTTTATGGTGAATGGGAAAAGAAACAACCACGGATGGTAAAACATGTTTGCCAAACCGTGGCTGCTGATCAAGAAAAAGGTTTGATCGCCCTTACCTGCTTAGAAGATTAAGCGCTTTCTAGTTGCCACAATCCCTCTGCAAGTGCCAATAATGTCTTAGCATTTTCTAAGCTAACACATATTGATATATGTTCATAAGCTATTGTACGTTTGCTTAATAAACCAATTACTTTACCTTTGTAAAAGATACCTGAACCGCTATGACCGGGAGCAGAAGGAAGAGTAACTATTTCTTCGTTATTTTCATCTAATCCCATATATCTACCATCAGTTACGATGAAGATGTTTTTTGGATGATAGCCAAGAGCAGCACCAGATATTAACACACTTGCTCCAACTGGTGGTGTATTGTCAGCTAATTCTGCTGCTTCTCCTGCTATGCAAGCACTTTTAATAACTGACAAATCTTTTTTTCCATCGCCAGCCATAGGATATGCTGCACATTTTTCACCATCTAATCTTTCAACCATCATTTCTATTGTATCTATTTTGAAGAAATAAAAACCACTTTCATCAAATTCTAATGTTACCTTTTCTGGATGTGTTACGTGGGCAACACTTAATATCAAACTTTCTTTTTTGTTGTAGTTATTTCTGACAACCACGCCAGAACCTGTCCAACTTTTGCTTTCGCTTTTTTCTTTTGTTTCTGGTGGAACTGAAGCATTAACACCTAATAAACTAGCTAAATTGGTTCTATGACCAGAGATTTTAGTATATATTTTAACGGTGCTGCTCATTGCTTCACGGGCATCATAACCTTCTTCTTTAAACATTCCGCAACGTTTAAAACAACCGCTCATCATTACTAACATCATTGTTGCTGCTATTAATTTATGTTTAATCCATGTATTATTTCCTTTCATAACGCATTCTCCTCCCTATGAAGTAGGGTGTGGTATATTATTAACTAGTGACCAAAAAAATCTTCGGCATTTTGCTACTTTTTGACTATTTACTTCTTAACCTTTTTTCTTTACATAAGCACACAGACATGAGACACTGTTTATGTATTGGAGAGTTGGCCGAGTGGTCGAAGGCACCTCACTGCTAACGAGGCATACTTTAAAAGGTATCGAAAGTTCGAATCTTTCACTCTCCGCTGCTTTTTTGATTACTAGTTATTTTAGGAGGAATATATGGATATAAAAGGATTGGGAACTCTTAAAGTATTAGAAGTAGTAGATAATCCAGATGGTACTGCAACTATTCATTTTGATGTTAGTGAAGATTTTCAAGCCAATCTTGTTAGAGAAATGGGTTGGAGTGAATGGTCACAAGAAAAGTTTGAAAAGCTTGTTTTAGAGGCATTAGAAAGAGCAGTAGCTACAAAATTAGTTGACCGTATAGAGGATTAAATAATTGATTTTACAATTAAATCCAATGCTTCCTATTTACAGCTGTAAACATAATATGGAAGGTTATGCTTTTATAGTCATAGATTATTCTCAGGAACATGATTTATATTTTGTTGTTGCTTTAAAAAATGGAGAAATTTGGACTTTAAACAATAAAGATGTTAAATTTCAAAATAATATTACTTTAGATAGAATAAAAAAATAGTTGACTCATAATAGTTTTACTAGTATAGTGTTTTTACTATGCAAATCACCACTATAAACAATAACTCTAATGATAATCGTAACATCGTTGATCGGTATAAGCATGATCGTTTGGTTAAATGGACTACGGAAATGATAAAGACTGATCTTCAACAAAAGTCTTTTCCATTTGCAGTTATGATGGAAAACTTTGTTGGAGATTTTAATCTTTCTTCTGTTCTACGTTCTTGTAATGCCATGAATGGTCGTGAAATGTTCTATTTGGGTCGTAAACAATATGACCGTCGTGGAACTGTTGGAACACATCACTACACTGATTTGATTAACGTAAAGACCCGTGAGGAGCTTTTAAAGCTAAAGGAACGATATACTTTCGTTGCACTTGAAAATAGCGTACCGCAAGCAGAATCTATTTATGATTTTATGTGGCCCGAAAATCCACTTATTATTATTGGTGAAGAGGGAGTAGGGATTACACCAGAAACTCTTGAACTCTGTGACCGTTATGTATTCATTAATCAATACGGCTCAGTGCGCTCAATGAATGCAGCAGTAGCGGGAAGTATTGCAATGAATGACTTTGTAATGAAATATGTAAAAAATAAAGACAAGATGCGCTAGAATACTATTTATATCGTGCCGATTTATTGCACGAAGGAATACATAATGTCAAAAAAATACTATGTTCTAGATACAAACGTGTATCTAAGTGACTGTGACGCAATCTTTGCTTATAAGAATCATAACGTAGCAATCCCTTTAAAAGTATTAGAAGAAGTAGATAAGCACAAGAAACGTCAAGATGGTGTTGGAGCTAACGCAAGACAATTTATAAGAACCCTAGATGCCCTTAGAGAAAAAGGAAGTTTAGATGACGGGGCAAAGCTAGGTAAGGGCAAAGGAATTGCCTCAGTTATTCCTTGCGATTTGTCACTACTTCCTACTGGATTTGAAAAAGATAATGCCGACAACCAAATTATTGCTGCTGCCCTAACTCTTATTCGTGAAATAGGAGATAATAAAAATGTATTCTTAGTGTCTCAAGATATCAACATGAGAGTCAAGTGTGACTCCCTTGGTATCAATACAGAAGATTATATTCCTAATCAAATAGTAGAACGTGCAGAAGAAGTATTTACAGGATTTACACAATATCTTGTTGATGATGCTTTAATTGATCGTTTCTATGCTGGCGAAAAGATCATGTTTGAAGAAAAAGATATTAAGTTATGTCCAAATCAATTTGTAATGCTTGTATCCAATGCAAATGATAAAAAGACAGCACTAGCTCGTTTCCGTGCTTATAATAAGCCAATTACAAAAGTTCGGGAATATAAAGACGGTGTTTGGGGTATCTATGCAAAGAATAAAGAACAACAATTTGCATTAGAATTACTTATGGACCCGGAAGTTAAAATTGTTTCTATTATTGGTCGTGCTGGTGGTGGTAAAACACTCAATGCATTGGCGGCTGGCTTACAACAAATTCTAGATGACAAGGTTTATAAAAAGCTTATTGTATCCCGCCCCGTCCAGCCAATGGGTAAAGATATCGGTTATTTGCCGGGAACATTAGAAGAAAAAATGTCTCCTTGGCTAGCGCCTGTACAAGACAATTTAGAGTTTCTTATGGGTGATGATAAAGCACATTTACAAATGTTAATGGAAGCTGGAACAATTGAAATGGAAGCTTTAACATATATCCGTGGTCGTTCTATTGCTAATGCTTTTATCATCATCGATGAATCGCAAAATTTAACTTCTCACGAATTAAAGACTATAATTACTCGGGTAGGCGAAGGAACAAAAATAGTATTAACCGGAGATATTGAACAAATAGATAATGCATATGTAGATGCTACAACAAACGGTCTTACTTATGCTGTAGAAAAGTTAAAAGATTACGAAATTTCTGGTCACATTACATTAAAGAAAGGTGAGCGTTCCGCTGTAGCTACTCTAGCCGCTCAAGTATTATAATGGAAATATTTAATCAAGATTTATTGAAGATTGTTGAAAAAGAAAATCCAATGAAAGAATGGCTTGTAGATTATGTAGGAAACAAAAGCAAACCAGAAAATGGCGAAGTAACTGTTGAGATGATAGTTACTGAGATGATGAAAGAGTTTCCAGAATTTCTAATGGTTATTGCAGAGGAGAACTTTATTCGTGGATATCAGCAAGCTTTTGCTGATTTAGAAAATAGTGAACAAATTACACAAACAGCACCAGAAGAACAAAAAAATGAGTAGTGAATCATATATTAGAGAATCTTCCAAAAAAGCTAAAAAAGCATTAAAAGAGTATACTCTATTTGATGAAATAATGGTAGTAATAAAAGATGCTGTAGGAGAAGACATAAATCTTGATTTTATATTTAAAACAGTTAATAAAAGAATTCCACAGCATTTAGCAAGAGAAATAGATATTGTATATATTGGGCAATTTCCTCAATTAAAAGCAAGAAATGTTGAATCTGCGTATTTAAATGGTGCTATATTTTTATCTAATTTAATAGTTGACGATGATACATTTATTAAAAGTATAATACATGAACTGGCTCATAACGTAGAAAAAATATATGGTCGTGAAGTATATGGAGATCAAAGAATTATAGATGAATTTATAGAAAAACGTAAAAGACTAAGAGACACATTAGAAAACAAAGATTTATTTTGTGATCCTCGTTTATATATCCAGTTTGACTATAATAAAATATTTGATGACTTTTTATACAAGACAGTAGGTTATGACAGATTAGCTATATTAACTACTAATTTATTTGTTTCACCGTATGCTGCTACAAGCTTAAGAGAATATTTTGCTAATGGTTTTGAGCATTATTTTGTCGATGAAAATCCAAAATTCTTAAAATCTCTATCTCCACAATTATACCTAAAGATTAATTCTTTGACAAGAATGCAAGATTAGTGTATACTCATATTAGAAAGTGAGTATATAATGTCTAAACATATTTCTTATTCGTCTTTAAAGACTTGGAATGAGTGTCCGTTTAAGTATAAGCTTGTTTACGTAGATGGATTAGGAAAGTACACTGGCAGTGAATATACTGCTTTCGGCACTGCTTTGCATGAAGCGTGCGAAAAGAAACTGCTGAATAACAGCGAGGATGAAGTAAAGATCTTTACTGAATCTTTTGAAGATGAAATTAAGAAACTTACTTCTCAAAAAACTCCTGACGAAAAATTAATCACTGAAATGCGTGAACAGGGAAAAACGCTAGCTAAACTAGTTCTTCCTGCCGTCTTAAAGCAATTTGGTAATTTTACTGTGCTTGCTGCTGAAGAAGATATTTATCTAAAAATTGCTGATTTTGCTGATTGGAACTTTAAAGGTTTTATTGATCTTATAATTAAAACTGAAGATGGTAAAATTCACATTCTTGATTGGAAAAGTTGTGCATGGGGTTGGGATGCTAAGAAAAAAAGTGATGCAATTACTACTTATCAATTAACGTTATATAAGCATTTTTATTGCTTAAAGCACAACATAGAAACATCTATGGTTGAAACACATTTTGCTCTGCTTAAACGAACTGCTAAGGAAGATAATGTAGAAATATTTCGCGTTACAAGTGGCGATAAAAAAACAGAAAATGCTCTTAATTTAATGAAAAAAGCATTGTATAGTATTGATAAAAGTTTTTTTCCAAAAAATCGCTTGAGTTGTAAAAATTGCGAGTTTAATAATACTAAGGAATGTCCTAAATGAAAACTGCTGTTGTAACTGGAATAACCGGACAGGATGGTAGTTATCTTGCGGAGTTGTTATTAGAAAAAAATTATAAAGTTATTGGTTTAGTTCGTAGAAGTTCTATGGAAGATAAAAAACTGTATAACATACAGCATATATTAAATAATCCTAATTTAACTTTAGAAAATGGTGATTTAACAGATGCCCCTTCGTTGTGGAGAATAATAGGAACTTATCAGCCTCATGAATTTTATAATCTCGCTGCACAAAGTCATGTTGGCGCGTCCTTCACATCACCTGAAAGTACATTTCAAATAAATGCTACGGGCGTTGTAAACTGTTTAGAGGCAATTAGAACGCTATGCCCTACTACTCGCTTTTATCAAGCGTCTACAAGTGAAATGTTTGGCGATAATGTGGCTGCTCCTCAAAACGAGCAATCGTTTTTATCTCCTGTCTCACCATATGCCTGCGCTAAAGTCGCTGCTCATAATATAGTTATTAACTACCGTAAGGCATATAACCTTTTTGCCTGCTCTGGTATTTTGTTCAATCACGAATCTCCTAGACGTGGTGAACAATTTGTTACTAGAAAGATTACTAAAGCCGCCGCCCGTATTAAACTTGGATTACAAAAGGAATTACGTCTTGGTAATCTTGATGCACAAAGAGATTGGGGTTACGCAAAAGAATATGTAGAAGGTATGTGGTTAATGATGCAGCACAGCATACCTGACGATTATGTTTTAGGTACTGGTAAAACTAGAACAATATTACATTTTATTAATTGCGTATCAGAAATTGCTGGTTATAATTTAATGCAACATGTAATTGTTGATGATAAGTATAAGCGACCAAGCGAAGTTCCTTTACTATTAGCGGATGCATCAAAAGCTAAAAGAGTTTTAGGTTGGGAGCCAAAAACAAATCTAAAGCAATTAGCTGAATTGATGTATAATTCGGATTTAGAAAAGGAAAAAGAAAATGTCAAATAAGAAAATTAAAATCCTAACCATGAGTGATGATCCAAGATCTCCTAGTGGCGTTGGTACACAAACAAGCTATATATTGCACAGCTTAATGAAAACTGGTAAATATAAGATTATCTCTCTTGGCGGTGCTATTAAACATTCTGATTATCGACACGCTAAATTTGAAGAATATGGTGATGATTTTGTCATTATTCCTGTAGATGGGTATGGAATCCCAGATCTTATTAGAGGTATATTAGCAAAAGAAAAACCAGATATTATCTGGATGATGACTGATCCAAGATTTTATACTTGGTTTTGGAATATGGAGCAAGAAGTCAGAGCTAATGTTCCTATAGTATACTATCATGTATGGGATAACTATCCGTACCCTAAATTTAATCGTCCATATTATTTATCAAACGATAAAATTGTTACGATTTCAAAACTTACTAGCGATATTGTAAAAACTGTTGCTCCAGAAGTAGAAGAACAGTATGTCCCCCATGCAGTAAACCCTGATATATTCAAGATTTTAGATGAAAAAGAATATGCACAGTTTAGGATGAAAAACAAAACGCTTTTCTTTTGGACTAACAGAAACGCTAGAAGAAAGCTAAGTGGAACACTTATTTACTGGTATAAAAAGTTCTTGGACGTTGTAGGACACGATAAGGCATTTTTATTGATGCATACGGACCCTAATGATCCAAACGGTCAACCATTACATGTATTAGCAGAAGAAAATGGCTTAACTAGAGATAATTTTGCTATTTCTGTTAATAAAATACATCCACAAGAAATGGCTAAGTTTTACAACGCTGCCGATTGCACTATAAATATTAGCGATGCGGAAGGTTTTGGTCTTTCTTGTTTAGAAAGTTTGTCTTGCGGAACACCAGTAATTGGTAATAAAACTGGCGGTATTCAAGACCAGCTAACAGATGGAAAAGAACAATTTGGTGTATTAGTAGAACCTGCTAGCAGAATCATAGTAGGTAGCCAAGATGTACCTTGGATTTATGAAGATCGTGTAAGTGAACAAGGTATAGTAGATGCTATGGTCAAAATTCATAACATGACTAGAGAACAAAGAAAAGAACTGGGTTTGAAAGGTAAACAGCATGTAGAAAATTGTTTTAATTTTAACAATTTTTGTCAATCATGGGATAAAATCATGACTGATATTCATGACAAACATGGTTCTTGGGAAACTAGAAAAAATCATACATCTTGGAGCGTAAAGGAATACTAGAATGAAAAAAATATTAATAAGTGGTCCTGTATTATCTAGAAGCGGTTATGGAGAAATGGCTAGATTTGCATTACGATCTTTAAAAGATAGACAAGATGTTGATCTTTATATTTTACCCACTAATTGGGGCAATACTGGGTGGCTTCATGAACTTAATGAAGAAAGAAAATACATAGATAATATTGTTTCTAAAACTCAAGTTTTATTGCAGCAAACAAATAATCAACCTCAATTTGACGTTTCTATTCAAGTAACTATCCCTAATGAATGGAAGAAACTAGCTGCCGTTAATATTGGATACACCGCTGGAATAGAAACTAATTTAATATCTCCTGCTTGGTTGCAGAATTCACAATTAATGGATAAAATCATCGTTATTAGTGAACACGCTAAGTCTGGTTTTGTAAATACCATTTTTGGTAATCCTCAAGGACAACAATTCAAAGTATCAACGCCTGTCGAAGTTGTACATTTACCATTCAGAGATTTACAAAAGGTAGATTTAGATTTAAAACTAAAGTATGATTTTAACTTTTTAGCTGTTTGCCAATGGGGTCCAAGAAAGAATTTAGAACAAACAATTGTTGGATTTTTAGAAGAATTTAAAAATGAAGAAGTTGGTTTGGTGTTAAAAACAAATACAGCTAATGACTCTATAATCGACAAGTTTCATACAGATAAACGTTTAAGTGCCATATTAGCTAACTATAAAGATCGTAAATGTTCTATAACCTTGCTGCATGGTCATTTAAGCGATGAACAAATGGCATCATTGTATACCCATCCAAAAATTAAAGCAATCGTTTCTACAACTCATGGAGAAGGTTTTGGCTTACCATTGTTAGAAGCAGCCGCAAACGCTTTGCCGGTTATTGCAACTGATTGGAGTGGTCATACAGATTTTTTATATGTTAATGATAATGATTCTAAAAAGCGTATGTTTGGTAAAGTGGATTACGAATTAAAACCAATTAGCAAAGAACATGTGTGGAAAGGTGTTTTAGAAGAAGGAACAAGCTGGGCTTATCCTATAATGTCTAGTTATAAAAATAAATTAAGAGATTGTTTTAAAGACTACGGTAGATACAAGTCTCAAGCTAAAAAACTTGCTCCTTGGATTAAACAAACATTTGAACAAGTAAAATTACATGAAAAGTTCTCTTCTTCTGTTTTTCAACTATCTGGAATAGTACAACAACAGTTAATATCCTTAGAATAATATGAAAAAAATATGCTTTGTGGTTCCAAGATATCATCCTATAGTTGGTGGAACAGAAAAATTATGTGAAGAAGTTTTATCTTCTTTAGCAGACGATTATAATGTTTCTGTTATAACAACACCAAGCTTGCAAAGAGATAAAACTTTATATAAATATAAAATTTTCGATTGTTCTTTTGAGCAGTTTCCTTTAATGAAAGAGCATTTTGAAATTTTTAATTATGATTTAGTGCTATTTTTTGCCGATTTGCATACTCCTTATTTATCTCTATACGACACAACATGGGGTAAAAAAAATGTCTGTGTTTTAAATTTAGATGAAAGAACTTATAGCTGGAAAGATAACTTTCGTAATGCTACTGAAAATTTAAAAAAATTTGACATGGTGGTTACTTTTACAAAAAATGGAATAGCAAATAAATATTTACAAGAAAATAATATAAAAAATGTATATATTCCAAATTTTTCTAGAGATGTATTAGAAACAGTATTAGAACAAGATTTTATTTCTAAAGTAGGATTAGAAAAAAATAAAAAAACAATTCTTTATAATGCCGCTTATGAAGAAAGAAAAAATCAATTAAAAATTATTGAATATATAAAATCTTCTAAAAATTTACAACAATACAACTGGTTATTTATTGGCTCGGTTGCAAATGAAGAATATCTAAGAAAGTGCATATTATTTTCTTCTGATATAAAAAATATTAAATTTATAAAGGCAACTGCGAATACCAAAATTGTAGATCAAATTTATCAACAATGTGATTGCTTATTGTTAGCCTCAATAGCCGAAGGAATGCCATTAGTATTATTAGAAGCAATGTCAGCTAATAAACCAATTATTAGCACGCCTGTAGGTGGTATTGAAGGAGTATTAAAAAACGAATGCGATATACAGATATTACCAAATATTGAGTTTTCGGTTTCTGATTTAGAAAATTGTATTTTAAAACAATTAAATAACAAATTTAATTTTAGAGAAGTTTGGAGTAGAATGTTTAACAAAAAAGATATTTGTAATAAATATAAGGAATTATTTAAGGATCTAATATGAAATTAGCTTTTATATGCGCGGGAGATATACAGGTGCCACCCCCAGCATGGGGAGCTGTAGAAATATTAGTTTGGGAGTATTATAATAACCTATTAGATCTTGGCATTCATCCTCATATATATAATTCTAAAAATTTATCTTGGGTTAAAAGTGAAATTGAAAAAAACAATTTTGACTTAGTACATTTACAACATGAAGATTTATTGCCTTACTTGCATGACGTAAAGACAAAAAAATTAGCTGTCACTTCTCATTGTGGTTGGGCAGAAAACTACGAACATTACTATCCTTATTATTGGAAAACTTTTAAACATATATTAAATGGTAATCATTATATTTTTGCTTTATCGGAACAAATAAAAAATAATTACCTTAATTTTGGCTTTGATAGTAACAAGGCATTTATAACTAAAAATGGTGTTAATACACAAAATTACAGAGTAACTAATACTCCTAAATATCATGATAGAAGCCTATATTTAGGTAAAATAGAGTTTAGAAAAAGACAATATTTAGTTTCTGATAAAAACCTAAATATAGATTTTGCTGGCTTTGGCGATACTTTAAATCTTTCTTCAACAAATAAATTGCTAGGACAATGGACTAAAGATAAGGTATACAATGAAACAACAGAATATGCTAATCTTATTCTCTTGTCTATTTCTGAAGCTCATGCACTAGTTTGTATGGAGGCTTTAGCTAGCGGATTAGGTTTAGTAATATCAGAAAAAAGTACAGCTAATTTAGATTTAACTAAAAAATTTATTACTGTAATTCCCGAAGAAAAAATAAATGATTTACAGTACTTAAAAGAAAAAATAGAATCTAATAGAGAATATTCAATTAATAATCGTAAAGAAATAGTTGAGTATGCTAAATCTTTTGATTGGAAAATAGTAACGAAAGAGTATTTAGAAACTGTTCAAAAGGTAATAAATTAATGAAAATACAAGCTATTATGATGATGAAGAATGATATCAATAGAGCTGATTTTGTTCTTCATAATTTTTTTAAATGGAATCCTGATATTCCTGTTTTAGTATATAATTGCGGCGGTAAATCTCCTAAACAAGTAATAGATAAATATTCTAACGCAAAGTTAATCGATTATGACGATATTTGGCATAAAGGAACACATGATGGAGCCGGTTCTTTTGATCCAAGATGGTTCAAGCTTATGTTTGAATATGGTTTAAATGATGATTTTACACACACTTTGTTTTTAGAAACAGATGTATTAACTACTAAAAAGATTTGTATTGAACCAAAATATGATATGTCTGGAATTTTAAATTTTTGTGGTTCAAAAGAAAATATTTTGTATAAATATTTTAATATTTCTTACGGACCACATTCCAGTTGCGGTTCTACTATCTTTAAAACCGATTTTTTTAAAAAAAGTTTTTCTAATCTTTATTTGATCGATAAAGCTTTTAAAGAAAAGCAGCAAAATTTTTACGCTGATTTATTAATGACTATTCTAGGAAGAATATCTGGTTGTTCTTATGGATATTGGGAAGAATGTTCTGATTTAAGAGGTTACCATGTACCAATAGACGGAAAATTAGTTTTTGTACCTTCATCAGATTATTCTACTACTTTTGTTCATTCACTAAAGGTATAAATATGTACGGATTAATTAACATTGTCAAGGAAGGAAAAAATCTGAAAGTTAAAAACTATGGCGGTTATGAATCAAGAAATCAAAGCTCTATAAAGTTAGCTTCTCAAATGTTAAAATCGCTTGATAAAGACATAGAATTCAATATTTACACTGAAGATAGGCCAATAAAAAATATAAATAATATTAAAACTTTTTCTTATTCTACCATAGATGATGATTATTCTTGTACATGTCCTGATTTTATTTTTGAAAATTGGAGAGAAGTTGGTATAAATAATTATAATGAAACCTGTGATTTAAATTATAAAAGTGGTTTAGAATCTTATCAAACTTGTAAAATTGGCTGGATAGGAAGTTTTACTAACAATCTTAGAAAAGAATTTTATAATTTTTCTTTAAATAATAACGATATTTTAGATGTTAGAATTACTAATTTTAGCAAAAATGTAGATGGTTCTGTTACATCTAATAATTTTCTAACTATGCAGCAACAAATAAAATTATGGAAATATCTTATTGACATAGAAGGAAATGGTTATTCAGGTAGAATGAAGTTATTGATGCATTCCGGTAGGCCACTGTTTTTGGTTGAAAGGCCATATAAAGAATATTTTTATCAATTTTTAATTCCTTGGAAACATTATATTCCTGTTAAAAGAGATTTTAGTGATTTAAAGAGTAATTTAAATATTTTAGAAAAAGATACTTCTTTGTATGATATTATTAGTAAAGAAAGTATAAATTTTGCTAAAAAATATCTTTCTAAAGAATATGCTTTAGAATATTGGAAAAATAATTTATAGGATTATAATATATGGATAAAAATAAATTTTTAGAAATTTTAAAAAATTTACAAGCTTTTAAATCGCAAGAAGAAATAATGCTTCATTACTTGCATAATAGCCCTCCACATGATTTAAATTTAGAATTTGGCGTTTTTGAAGGAAAAACTATTAATTTATGTTCAAGTATGTACAAAGATAGACAATTTTATGGATTTGATACTTTTGAAGGATTACCGGAAGATTGGAGAGATGGCTTTCCTAAAGGTTTTTTTAACTTAAATGGTAACTTACCAAAAATTAATCAAAATGTAACCTTAATAAAAGGACTATTTTCAAATACTTTACAAGATTTTATTAATTTAAATAACAAGAAAATATCTTTTTTACATATTGATTGTGATTTATATTCTTCTACCAAGTATGTTTTAGAAACTTTAAAAAATAGTCTTCAAATAGGAACAATTATTTTATTTGATGAATTTTATAATTATCATGGTTGGGAAAATGGAGAATTTAAAGCTTGGAATGAATTTGTAGACAAAAACAGTAACATTCAATATGAATTTATAGGCTACAATATGTTTCATGAACAAGTAGGAGTAAAGATTACAAATGTATGATTATATAATTGTAGGATCTGGTTTATTTGGCTCTATATTTGCTCATGAGACAAAAAAAAGAAATAAAAAAGTTCTTGTTTTAGAAAAAAGAAGTCATATTGGCGGCAATTGTTATACGGAAAAAATTGAAGATATAAATGTTCATAAATATGGACCTCATATATTTCATACTAATGATGAAGATATCTGGAAATACATAAATCAATTTGCTCAATTTAATAATTATGTTAATAGACCTAAAGTAAATTTTAGTAATAATATTTACTCTTTTCCTATTAATTTATTTACTTTATATCAATTATGGGGAGTCCGAACTCCTTCTGAAGCGCAAAATAAACTACAATCTGTTAGAATAAAAAATGACAATCCTCAAAATTTAGAAGAATGGATTCTGTCTCAAGTAGGTCAAGAGATATATGAAAAATTTATAAAAGGATATACAATAAAACAATGGGGTAGAACTCCTGATAAATTACCAGCTTCTATTATTAAAAGATTGCCTATTAGATTAACATTTGATGATAATTATTTTTTTGATAAATATCAAGGTATTCCTATTGGTGGCTATACTCAAATTTTTGATAAATTATTAAATGGCGTAGAGGTAAAACTACAAACTGATTTTTTTGAAAACAAAACATATTGGGAATCAATAAGCAAGTACATAGTTTATACCGGTAAAATTGATGAACTATATGATTACCAGTTTGGTAAATTAGAATATCGAAGTTTACGCTTTGAGAATGAAATTCATGATGGCGACTATCAAGGAAACGCTATTATGAATTATACAAACGCAGAAATACCTTATACTAGAATTACTGAACATAAACATTTTGAATTCGGTAAACAAGAAAAATCTTTTATTACAAAAGAATATCCGGATAATTATGATGATGGCAAAGTACCCTATTATCCAATAGGTGATGAAAAAAATAACGAAATATATAAAAAATATAGAAGTTTAAATCATAATGAAAAATATATATTTGGCGGAAGATTGGCAGAGTATAAATATTATGATATGCATCAAATAATTGGATCTGCCTTATCAAAAGTTAAAAAACATTTTGGAGAATAGTATGAAAGTATTAGTTACTGGTCATAAAGGTTATATTGGTTCTAAAATATATGAAAGATGTTTATCATCAGGATGGGAAACAAGAGGAATAGATTTAAAAGAAAAACGAGATGTGGTAGAAATATCTGAATATAAAGAATATATTGATTTCAAGCCAGAAATTATTTTTCATCTTGCAGCTAATCCGCGAGTGCAAATGAGTGTTGATAATCCTTTAGAAACCGCTTATCACAACACGCTTGGTACAACATCTATTTTAAATTATGCTAAAAAATGTGGTACTAGAAGAGTTGTATTTTCTAGTTCTTCTGCCATATATGGTAACGGAAATGGCCCAGTTAATCCTTATGGCCTACAAAAGCTTCAAGGAGAATTAGAATGTCAGTTATATTCGCGCATATTTAATGTTGATACTGTATGTTTAAGATATTTTAACGTGTATTCAGAAGATCAAAAATCAACTGATGTTTATCCAACTGTTATAGCTGCTTGGATGGAAAAGCTTAGAGCTGATAAGGAATTGTTAGTATATGGCGACGGAAGCCATAAAAGAGATTATATACATGTTAATGATATAGTGGATTGTAATATATTTATTTCTAAACAAGATTGTAAATTTAATGGTGCCGTATATGATGTGGGAACAGGAAAAAACTATGATTTAAATTATATTAAATCTTATATTTTAACCATAAAATCAAATGCGATATTTAATCATCTACCCGCCCGCCCAACTGATCCATTATCCACCTTATCCGATACATATAATTTAAATAATTTAGGATGGTCTGCTAAAATAAGCTTTTTAGATGGGTTAAAAAAATGTTTTAATGAACAAAATTTAAAAGGATAACATATGAAACTTTCAGATCAAGCTTTAACATGTGTAATGGTAGCACTTCAAAAGAGTATCATGGAGCAAACAGATATTGTTCCTGTATTAAAAGGCTTTCAACTAGTACAGGAAGGGGAAGAGTTGTTAGTAACTAATCCTCCTACTACCATGACTGCCAATCTTGTAGAGGGAAAGTAATGCCAACCTATATTTATAAGTGTGATAAATGCGAAAATACCTTTAAAGCATTTCATGGTATGAGCGATACTCTTAATGAATGCCTTGATTGCCATGAAACCGGCACAGTTCATAAACTACCTACGCTTTTAACCTCTTTACCTGAACGTGACAAACAAAAAGAGGCGGCTGGGCAGAGGGTAAAAGAAGCCATAGAAGATAATAGGCAATTATTATTAGACAGTAAACAGGAATACTTAAATAGAAAGCTATAATATGACTACACTATTTGCTTCATTATTAGCTGTTTCCTTTGTTATTAACTGTATTTTAATATGGTATGTTAGAAAATTAGTTCAAAACATGTCTTATGCTATTTACAACGTAGACGAAATGCAAAAAATGCTTAATGAATATGCCGTTCTATTACAGCCGTTAGCCACTATGGAAAATTATTATAATGATCCTGCACTAACTTCTGCTATAAACAATACGCTTCTCGTCGTTGATGCGTGTAAGGTTTTCAAAAAAACGATGATTGTGAGTGGCGATGAAGAAAATCAAGAACAAGAAACCAAAGAAAACAGTCAAACAGACGACAAAGAACAAAAAGCCCCATTCAGAGGCGCAACCATCGGCTCAGTTGGCAGCTAAACGTCCTAAACGAGCTTATAAAAAGACCTTACCAGCAACCCCGGTAAAGTCTGTTGTCATTTCTGCAAAACCCGTAGAAGCCAAAAATCAATATTTTACGAAGTTACATGAGGATGCTATTTTAGAATATGCATCTATTCTAGACAACAATCGTAAAACAGAATTATATATATCTTTAATACAACCTGCATTTAATGAAATGGTTGAAAAGATAGTATATACATATAAATTCAACAACTTACCTAATATAGATGATTTAAAAAACGAATGTAAAACGTTTTTAACTACTATATTAGACAAATATGATACTTCCCGTGGTTCTAAGGCATTTTCTTACTTTTCAGTTATTACTAAAAATTGGTTTATACATAAAGTAAAAAAGAATAATAATAAAAAAGAAGTTTATATAGAAGATATTAAAGATTCTCCTCAAGAAGAAGAATTAGTATATGAAGATTCATATGTTCATAGTAGAGAAAAAGAGGAGTTTTGGGCTGCTTTAGAAGCAGAAATGCATGGTTGGTTTGATAAACGTTTAAAAGAAAACGAATTAAGAGTATATAAAGCAATCCTTGTTCTTTTTAAAGAAAGTGAAAATATAGAAATTTTTAATAAGAAGGCTATTTATTTATACATGAGAGAAATTACAGGCTTAAATACTAAGCAGGTAGTTAATAACTTAAAGAAGTTTAGAAAAAAGTATGAAGATTTTAGAAATAAATGGCAAAATGGACAAATTTCTCATATAAAAACAAGGATTTACAAAAATGAGTTCTTATAAAACATTAGAAGAATACATCGATGAAGCGACTAAAAATATAGAAAATGATCGCGCCGTAACTAGTAAGCTTTTATTAGACTTAGTAGACCACATGAATAAACATTCCGAAGATAAGTATACTCATAAAAACTTTGGTGAAATCGCTGCCATGTATCTTGAAACTTTACAAAGATCTAATGAGCAATTAGTTAAAGTAGCCGCCATTATTCAACGTCAAGAAGGCGGAAAAGATGGTATGAGTAAGAAAGAGAAGGATGTGCTATTTGACTTAATACGCGAGGGATAGCATATGTCTAATCCAAAAGATAGAGATACGCCAGTTGTTGGACCTGACAAAAACGCTCGTTTAAGACCCCGCGTAGATGACCAGTTAACAACTAAAAAAGCTGTTGATGATTGGACATCTATCAACGGTCCATTAAGACCAAATTCTGAAGAAGGAATTAATACAAGATTTGCAAAAGTAGTAGGAGTTGAAAAAGATCCTGCTAATTTTGATATGAATCATCATGCTGAAATGGTTGATGCTTTATCAGGACAACCTCCAATTAGATATAAGCTTTTACCACAGGGTGCAGCAGGGCAAATTTTTGTGCCACCTGAAGGTTTTGGTGGCAATACACCTGAAGATAAAATTGTAAATGAGTCACTTCCTGATTTTGGTTTAAATGATGCAAAAATTCCTGCTTTAAACGTAGGAGACACGGTTGCTGTAGATTATGCTAATAGTTCTACTAAACAGGGTGGTTTTATAACTTCTAAAGTTTCTAAATATTCTGATGGTTCTGGAACATTGAGAGAAAAAAGAAAAAAAATTACTAGTCCAAGCACCAACTTTTCAGACAAAAAGCCTGTAACTAATGCAAAAGCTAAAGCTCAAGTTAAAAAACCTAATTCTAGTAAACCTCCTCCAACTCCAAAAACAGAATATAATCCCGTTTTTTTGAGTTTTAATATTTTACAGAAAATTTTTAATAAAACACCGGCAAATATACTTAAAGTTTATTCATCTTCTATCACTCAAAATTTAAAGACTTATAAGTATAATTCAACAGTAAAAGATTATAATTTTAATACTTATGGAAGTACAGCATTAGTCTTAGCAGCCGTGAAAACAGTAACAGGAGACTTACAAGTTATTTACTCCCAACGAGAAGCTGAAAACGTTAACTCGGTTGGTGCTTTATTTGGTTCTAATAAAAGATTTTATGGGAGAGGATTTATGTGGCCTTTTGTTAGAGGAGAAACGGAATACAAAACTTTATCTAATAATTTAGGTATTGATTTAATACAAGATCAAAAAAACGATGGGTTCTTTAAAGGTGTTGGTAAAGTTTTACAGGCTCCGTGGGCTGCTGTACTTGGTCAAAAAACAGCAGCTGATTTTTTAGTTTCAACTCCCTTTTTAACAGTTGTTTCTGGATATGACTATTTATCAAGAAAAAATTTTAAAATTTATGGCGACACCTTTAATAGAGAGGCGGCTGCTTCTGTTTTAAAACTTCAAAAAAACGAATATAACTACTATATAAGTGAATGTAAAAGAATATATGATATAATGGTAGAAAATGATAATATTTTAACATATTAAGAATTTTTATGGCACCTATAAGAAGAAATAAATTAAATCAAATTATTGATGATCTTTACGGCTTGTTCAAGAATGAAACTAGCCCTAATGCTGAAGAGGGCTTTGCTAGAAGTACAATGTATGAACCCAATAATATTCGTCATTTAAATACTACTGATGCCGATGAAACAATAGAAGGTCAGAATAATCAAGCTATTTGGTTTAGAAGAGATGGCTTTAATGATCATACAGATGGTTTGGGTGGTGCCGGTCATGCTAAATGTGGCGCTATAGATATATGTGTTGGTTTTTCTTCCATTCTTGATCATGAGGATATTCCCGGTCCTGTTAATCCAAGTACCGGTGCTGACGCAGCCAGAGTGTATTTAAGTCAAAAATCTCTTGTTGATCAGTATTTCGGAATTAAATTACCAATGTTTGGTGAAAGCCCACCTCGTTCCGCAGTGGCAATAAAAGCAGATGATGTTCGTTTGATAGCTAGAAATAGCTTTAAAATTGTAACCAACACAGACAACGTATTATCTATAAATGCACCTAGTATGAACGGTACTGGTGTTCAACTTATAGCTAATAATGAAAGCCCAGACGTTTTACAACCTATGATAAAAGGTCAAAACCTAATAGAAGGGTTAACAGAGTTATCTGAGAAAATAGACGCTATAAATAGCACTCTTCTAAGTTTTATACAGGCACAAAAAAGTCTTAATGAAGAATTACGTACACACGTTCATCAAGTACCTTTTTACGATGATGCAGTAACCTTTTATTCTACTAGTGTTTTTCAACTGGGTTTAAACGTAAACACATTTCTTGATTCTTTACAAGAAAAAAATAAAATGGAATCTATTAATTTAGGTTCTTGGAGAAATAAGTTTTTGGATCATGGCGAAAAGCATATAGCTAGTTCTTATCATTTATTAAATTAATATGTTTAATGTAAATTCTAAAAAGTATCCTGTTTATAAAGATTTTAATACTCATACTTTATCCAGTAATTCAGGCGATGTATTAAAACATTTTTTCGCTATTCAAGAATTGCCGCCTTCAACTCCTATTCCTGTTAACTATGAGCTTTTGGACGATAATACTCCTATTATATTGTTAGAAGAAAAAATAGGCTATAAGGGTTTATGGAATAGGATAAAAGTAAAAGATGGCGATAACTATAAAATTGGTTACGTTAAAAGCGTTTTAAAGCCAATTAGTGGGTCTTTACCTTTTCATCCTGTTAATTTAGCTATTGAAAATTTGCCAAATTATTCAGCTGCACAAATTGATTGGATTAATCAACCTCCCGGTGTCGTATACGACGATGTACATAACGCATGTTATGCTGTGCATTATGAATTAGAAGATGTAACAAGTGTAGAAGATAGAAACACTTTTAATAATAGTTTAAGAAGAGCTTATTTAGAGGGTTCAAAATTAATTTTAGAAGAAAAAGGATTCTCTTCTAATGAAATAGATAATTTACTAAATAATTATTACATTTTTTCTAGAGCAGAAGAATGGTATATAAATCCTAGACCGTGCTCCACATTAAGAGTTTTAGTGGCTATTCCAAAAAAATATGTCAATTATTATTTGAATAGAAACGTTATTAATAAAATTTCTAATTTCAAACCAAAAAGTCCTACTAAAAAATACAAAACTAAAACATTTAATAATTATTTTGAATATAAAGAATTTTTTGATAGTTTGACAACAACTCTTAAACATTATAATACGGGCTTAGTGGGAAGAACATGGGAATTAGACCCAGATTACATGACCTTTAATCTAGCAGTAGAGGCTGAAAATGTAATGAAACTAGAAGAAAAAATAATTCTTTTTCTAAAGCAAAATATTCCTTCTGCCTTCGTAAATACTCAGCGTGATTTATTATTTACTTCTAAAGAAATATGGCTAGGAAGTTTAGAATTAGTTTTTGATGAACTATGCATTACAGAAATAAAATTTAAAACATTCAACAATAATAAATTAAATAGTTTATATGAAATAGTTAAAAATAGATCATATGAAGATTTGAAAAATAACTATATAAATGATTTGCCTGATACAGATGCAGTGTTCAATACTGGTGTTACGTCTTTTTTAAAAGACGCAGCTGTTTTAGATAAAACTAATGTCTATTATTTGCTTAATTTTAATCCTTCTGACGATTCCGTAGCTATTATTGACAATTTATTAGATGTTAACTATGAAAAAAAGATAGAGACTTTTTTGGTGGAAAAGCATTATCCAAGCATTTTTAAATTTGAATTTAAACCATTAAATTTAATTCAATGTTCTGTAGATAACGCTATGCGTTTAAATAATTTAGCTCAATATAAGTTACCTAGTGAAATAGAAAAATTTAAAAGAGTTCGCCAAAGAGCAGTTGATAATCAAATAAAAAATGAAGGTGATCCGTTCTCAAGCGCTTTTGTTGATTTAAACACGGTAGTTGATCCTAATATGAGAGTTTTATTAGGATTAGATTTACCGCGTGGTAAAACGGCTAAAGAAAAATTAATGAATTATATCATTGTAGCCAAGCGTATAGATTGGGGAAAATTTTTAGCTATCTCTTCAGCGTGCATGGCTAAATATCTATCTCCTGAAGAATATAGACAATTATTAGATAGTTATCAAAACGCTAAAAAATATCTTGATACTTTAGCAGCAAATAGTATTTGTAATCCATATTTAACTAATGCTTTAAAGACAATAAATATGGTTGGAATACCAGAATTTCCTGTAATAAGTCAAAATGCTTCTTTAGTTAAACAAATAGAAAATGCAATTATTCAGATGGTGATGGATTTATTACAGCAAACGATTAAATCTGCTTTAATTAATGCTGCAAAAGCGTGCTTATCTGATCCAAACGCTGACTATACAGATAATAGTCCTCAATCGGCTGATGAAGTAGGTGATTTTTTAAATAATAATTCTAATAACAATGTTAACAATTTATTAAATGATTTAGGTGATTCTTCTTTATCGCCTGATAAAGTAAAAAACGATTTAATAAGTCTAATTGATGATCTTTCATCTTGCTTGACTCCAAAAGAGATGTGCAAATTATTTAGTAACACTACCCTAAATGACGATGTTATGCAGATAATCATAACACTAGTCAAGAGAAAATATCCTGAATATTCAAATAAACTAAACGATAAAAAATCTATTTCTAACTTATTCCTTACTCTTGGAAATAATATAGATTTAACTATCTGTAGGGATTTAATAAATTCTGACACTCCTTCCTCTGCTGATTCTACAAGCGTAATTTGTGACGGAGAAAAAATAAATAACATAAGAGAGGCTTTATTAAAAGATAAAGGCTTGGATCAAGAATTAATAGATGATCTGCTTAATCAAATAAAACAAAAAGAAAAGAAAAATTTAGAAGACGTTTTTAAATTGCTAAGTTCTGATAAACCTTTTGATATTTCTTTAGCTCCTAATGTTTTGTGCAATATGTTACCTGATGAAGCGCTCGGAACTTTTGATCAAGACCAGAAAAACAGTATAGACTCTATTTTTAACTCGATGTATAGCATATTTGATGAAGAAGCGTTAGAGTGGCACAAGATAACTTATTCAACAAAAAAGCAAAATAAAACAATAATTGAATGGGACTCTAACAATCAAACATTCAAAATTCCGCCTCCAGATTCTAATGCGTTCAAGCAACAAGGTGATGAAATAAAAAAACTTAATGATCCCGACAAAAGTAAGGATATTAATATTGCTTTACTCGATAGTTCTGTAAACGATAAAAAAATACCTTTTTATTTATTTAAATATGGTTTACGTAATTCTTCTTATGAGGTTTATGATGATAAAAATAATTTCTATTTATACAATAAAATAGATGGCGATCTGGAGCAGAGACTAAATTATGAGTTTAAATTTACTGGTGGCGATGATTTAAACAACTTAAGACAAAACGTATTAAATTTAAATTCTAACTCAACAAACCAAACAGAAGGAATTATTCCTATTATTCATGAAACTTTTAAATATGTAGATGATTATTTGCGCGATAATAATATTACATTACAACAATTTTATGAAATTAAAGGAAATATTATCGATAAAGTATTATTACTATTTGATGGTTATATAAATGACAATACATATGATTTTTATGAAAATAGAAAAAAATATCCTACATTATATAAATATTTAAATATTTCTAGGTCTAATATTGCTAATTCTTTCTTTTTTAATTTTGAAGGTATATCTACACTTTCTGCTATAAGTGAATTATTGGATTCAAACGATACTTTGAAAGATTTTTTCTTTTTCTCTGTTGGTGGCAAGAGAACTTTATTTGTTAATTCTTTCTTTACAGCAGAAAAATACTATAATACAATTTATTCCAATCTAGCCACTTATAACGTTTATGAAACACAATATTTAAATTCTTTACAAGAAAATTTAATTTTAAAGAAAAATAATAAAAATTTTATTAATATAAAAAACACTGAACCTATAGATCAAAATATACAAAATTATATTTTTAATGATTTAAATCTGTCACTTAGCAATTTAAATAAACAGGATGTTTTTGTTAAGTTTATAAATAACAAAAAAAGTGTTTATCCTGTTTCCGGCGAACAAATAGATACTTCTTCTAGCCCCGACTTAAAACAGACATTTAAGTATTTTAATGATTCAATTATTGAAAATTTATTGTCGGTAGAAAACAAATTTTGTTATTTAAAAGAACAATCTAAGTTAAATACTTCTTCTCCTGATTCTCAAACTATCTTTTTGTCTGATGAAGGCTATGGTCGTCCTTATACTAAGTTATTAAAATTAGTAATTAATCAAACAATGGATGAAAAAAGCTGTGATATTAAGCCAAATTATTTAGACATAGATCTAATCAAAAAAGACGCTTTAAGTAATAAAAATAATTGTTCTTTTTTTGAAGTGCCTAAGTACGAAGAGGTATCAAGCGCACCAGAAGCAGTTTTAAATTATAATTTTAATTATATTTTGAAGCCGGATGAAATATATGATATACCGCAAAATAGTAAGCAAAAAAATATATTAAATTCATTATATACTTTATTTATTAGAACATATGTTCATGAGGCAATTTTAAAAGCTGCTTCGCTTTTTAGCTTTTATGATCCACAAAGTTTTAAAAATAATAATTTCTTTTATCAATTATTAACTGATTTGGTAGAAAACGAAATGCGTTTTAATGATAATAAAACTTTTGAATTAATGATGAATTTTTACGGTAAAAATAATACGCTAGAACAAAGAAGAGGAATTTTAAAACAAAAAATTGTTTTTGAATTAAATAATTATGTTTTACCAAAAATTACAAAAAGAGTCGATCAAGATACAAATAACGCAATCATGTCTGAGCCAAATGAAGTGCCAATATCTTTAGTTGACTTTGAAGAAAACATAAAAAATAATAAATGTATTGAATTAGATTCAAATTGTGTTTATTTAATATATTATTCAAATAATATAAAAACAAAACAAAAAATTTATCAAACTTCGGACAGTAACGTATGGAATAGTTTTAAAAATTCAAATGAATATAAATTATTATTTAACTTTTTAATTCCTCATAAGCATATATTAGCATATTTCTTTGCTCTTTCTTATGTCAGCATTAACGCCAATAAAAACAATACTAAACCTTTTATTAACACAAAAAGAGCACTTTCTAGAACAGTAAAAAATATAGTAACAAAAGGTTTTAGAATCGCGTCAGATCCACTAGACGCTCAAGATACTGTTCTTAGTGATGCTAATTTAGATTTAATTAAGTTTATTTTAAAAAGTATGATAACCACACCAATTAAAATTTTAAAAGGCGTGGCAGAAACTACAGAGCCAAATTTATCATTAGTATCAAAACTTTACTTAGGTGCTAAAACGCTTAATCCTGATTTATCTTCGGTTTTCATTCCTGCGGTTTCTATACCTTTGGGCTTACCTACGCCCGTCAGTCCTCCAATACTTCCTTTTGTTAATCTACCTTTAGCTTTAGCGTATTTTGGAAGTTTAGCTTGGTTTTCTGATGATATAAGTTTTAATCTTGATTCCTCTAAAGAAGCCGCAAATAATGCATTAAATAAAAATGTAAATGGAATTAATTGTGAACAAAAAATTTTATCCAATAGAGATAGTACATATTTCAAATCGTATACTACAAAAAATAATTCAGTATATTCTAATTATAAAATAAATAATATTTTAAATGAAACTTTACTACAGTATGTAAACAGAAAATATACTTCTTTAGATAAAATGTTTAGCAAGGAAGCTTATTCAGCGGATAAAAAACCTCCTAACGCCATTTGGTCCGACTCTCCGTATAGTATTGAATTTAAGAAAATTGAATCCTTAATCGATGTTTATAGTAATACGGGTATAGGGCTTTTATGGCTAGATCTTGATATGCCTTATCCGGTAGACGGTCCAGAAGGATTCAAGAGTTTTGTAGAATTAGCTTTTAATAATTCTGGTGAAACTGATTTTAATAAATGGGTTCTTAAAGAAGACGTGTTTGGGTTATCCCCAGCAGTTAAAGTAGATTTCTCAATACTAGCCGCAAATAAATAAATATTTAATAATAGGAAATAAAAAATATGCAAGGATATTCACCTAAACTTCCGTTACTAAAAGATTCTATAGACGGTTGCTATGGACTAAATAAAACAATTGTTGATACTATAAAACAAAACTTTAAAATGCTTATTCTTACTAATCCGGGTGAGAGGGTTATGATACCTGATTTTGGTGTTGGAATTAGAAGATTTCTGTTTGACCAAGATACCGATGCGGTTAGAGCTAGCATTACAACAAGAATTAGACAACAGGTAAGTCAATATATGAGTTTTTTAACTATAGACGATATAGCTATATCAAAACCAGAATCAAACGATGAAAATACGGTTTTTATACAAATAAAATATTCAATAACCAATTTAAATGTAAAAGATATACTAAATATTGAAGTATAACTTGTATAACATGCTATTTATATACTGAGGAAAGCATAAATGGCTAAAAAAATAATACCTATTAAATACACAAGTCGTGATTTTCAGAGCATAAAAGACGATTTAATAGAACATGCTAAGAGATATTATAAAGATTCTTATAAGGATTTTAACGAAGCGTCGTTCGGCTCTTTAATGCTAGATTCTGTAGCATATATAGGCGATATGTTATCTTTCTATATTGATTATCAGGCAAATGAAAGCTTTCTTGATAATGCGGTAGAGTATGAAAATATTATAAAAATAGGTAGACAATTAGGATATAAATTTACTAATTCTGTTTCTTCAACAGGGGTGGCTAGTTTTTATATTTCTCTTCCGGCTATAGCTGGTGGTTTAACACCTAATTTTGATTATGCGCCCGTATTAAAAAGAGGTAGTACTTTTAAAACAGTCAACGGAGTATCGTTTATATTAAACGAAGATGTAAGATTTGATAATCCAAACAATGAAATAAGGGTAAGTACAGTAGACGAAGACGGATCACCGACTTTTTATGCTGTAAAGGCGGTAGGAACTGTAGTTTCTGGCTTGACAACATCAGAAACTGTATCTGTCGGCGCATATGAGAGATTTAAGAAAATTAATTTAAATCAGTTAGATATTGTTGAAATATTATCTGTTGTAGACTCAGAGGGTAATGAATATTTTGAAGTTGATTATTTATCTCAAAATGTTATTTATAAATCTTATACTAATAAAAATCCTACTGATGCCGTATTGGCAAAAGAAATATTAAAACCATTTGTTGTTCCAAGAAGATTTGTGGTTGATAGAAACTTAAGAACTACCTCATTACAATTCGGTGCTTCAACTAATATAGAGCTAGATAATTCTAATAATATCAGTTTTGAGCCTACCAATGTAGTATTGGATATCTATGGAAAAGATTATATTTCCAGCGACTCTTTTGACCCTTCAAGACTATTAAATAATGATAAATTTGGTATTTGTCCTTCAAATACCACTCTTACTGTCACATATAGATATAACGATTCTTCTAATGGCGTTAACTTTGCAGTTAACTCTTTAAATTCTGTTTCAAATGCAAAGTTTGACTTTATGAATGAACAAGATTTAGACCCTGATTTAGTAGATGCTGTACAGGAAAGTTTAGAAATAAACAACGATGTTCCATTACTTGGTGATGTTACTGTAATAGATTCTGAGGAGTTAAAGAGAAGAATTGAAAATAGCTTTTCTGCTCAGAATAGAGCTGTAACGCAGCAAGATTATAAATCTTTAGTATATGCTATGCCATCCAAATTTGGAGCTATTAAAAGAGTAAATATTATAAGAGATGATAATTCCTTAAAGAGAAATTTAAATCTTTATATCTTATGTGAAGACGCAGATGAAAAACTAACCATCGCTAATCAAAGCGTAAAATCAAACATAAAAACGTGGCTAAGTCGCAATAAAATGATTAATGATTCTATAGATATATTAGATGGAAAAATTATTAATTATGCTATTACGTTTGTAGCTTTAGGTACAAATGAAAAGGCAAAAAGCGATATTTTAATTGATGCCCTAAATCAACTCAAGTCTGATTTTTCGAGACTTCCTGATTTTGGAGAAACATTTAATATTATTGATATCTATTCTAGCTTGAAAAAAGTTCCATCTATTATTGATGTTGTTTCTGTTAAAGTGGAGCCAAGAGTTGGAAATAATTACTCTAATTCACAAATGGATTTTAAACAAAATACAACTGCTGATGGAAGGTTTATAAGTGTACCTCTCAATGTTGTAATGGAATTAAAATATCCGGATAGTGATATAAAAGGAACAATTTTATAATGTCTATTAAAAAATTTATTGCTTCTAAAGATACTACTATTACCGATGCTTATAAAGAAGATTATAGGTCACGCGCTATAAATTCGAATATTGGGGCGGCAGATTCTTTAGAAGTTTTTTCAATTTATGGTCAAGTTACTACTTCTTCTTTGGAAAAAAGCAGAATTTTAGTTGAATTTCCAATATCGCAAATTTTATCCGATAGACAATCCGGTAAATTACCAGCTAGTGGTAGTGTAAATTATTTTTTAAAGTTAACAAACGTTGTACATCCTTTCAGTGTTCCTAGACAATTTAAAATGACCATAAATCCAATAACAAAGTATTGGGAAGAAGGTTATGGCTTAGACATGGAAGGCTATACCGATGACGGCTTTAAAGAAAATATAGGCGGTAACGGTGCAACATGGGTTATGGCTTCTAGTGGGACTTATTGGGATACTCAAGGAGGCGACTATTTAACATCATCGCAGTATACTTTAACTAGTAGTTTTGAAACAGGGTTAGAAAATATAGAATTAGATATTACAGAAATAACTGAAAGATGGTTATCTAGCGTAATACCAAATTATGGTTTTATTATCAAACTTTCTTCATCTTATGAAGATGGTTCAACATTACAGAGTTTTTATACTAAAAAATTTTCTGCCAGAGGATCGCAGTTTTTTTATAGTAGACCTGCCATAGAAGCTAGATGGAATCCGGCTGTAACTGATGATAGAAATAGTTTTTATGCCTCTAGCAGTTTGCTTTCTGCTGATGACAATAAAATGAATTTGTATTTTTACAATAAAGTAAATGGAGCATCTAAAAATATAGTTAATAATCCAACAGCTACTGTTAAATTTTACTCCAATTCTTCTTTGTCTAATGAAATAATCCCTTCTTATTTATCAGTAACCAATCCTTTTCCCGGCGTATATAAAGCCCAAGTAGCTATAAACACTACGGCTAGTATTTTGTATGATAAATGGGTTGATGCATCTAATATTACTGATAAATTTTTCTCTTCCTCTTTTGACGTTCTACAAAGAGAAAACGATATTGTAAGTGATGTACCGCAATATATTATAAACATAACAAATATGAAATCTTCATATTTTCAAAATGAAAACACCAGATTTAATATTTTTGTTCGTGAGCGTGATTGGCAACCTAATATCTATACAGTAGCTTATAATAATATAGAAAATATTATAATTCCCAATTTATATTATAAAATTTTTAGATTTAACGATAATTATACTGTAATTGATTATTCAACTGGATCGTTAGCTTATACTAAAACTTCTTACGATTCAAATGGTAATTATTTTGACTTGGACATGAATATTCTTGAAAAAGATTATGGTTATGCTATAAAATTAGCTACTTGGGATGGAGTTCAATTACAAGAATTCAAAGATATATTTAAATTTAGGGTAGAATAATAATGTCTTTAAAAAATCTATTTGGTAAAACTTCTGAAAACATCATTAGTAATAAAGAATTACAAAAAATTTACGATGATTCAGAATCTCAACAATATGTTGAACAGGTTATAGAAGAAAAAAATAAATTCATTCCTGTTGTTGATTTTACGTCGGCTTCTAATTTTGCTAGATACGGTTCAGCAGAAAGATATTATGTTGATGCATTAACCAACATATATCAAAACTATCCATATGATGGCTCTAAGAAAGAAAAATTAGAATGGAGAAATCGCAGTACTCCTTTTGATTTATATGTTTTTGACAATTTATATCCTAAAACAACTGGTTATGTAAATTTATCTGCTAATATAACACTAAGTTCACAAATAGTAGATTTAGTTTCTTATCGTTCTTCTTCTGCGCCGCAGTATATAACTGTTAAAGGTGGTCCAAATCCGGCTATAGATGGTAAATTTGAAAATTCTAATATATATGATTTAAAAACTAACAGGGAATGTAATTTAGGTATTACTCAACAAGGTAATACAGTAGAATTTTGGTTTAAAGATGAATATTCTTCTACCGGTTCTTTAACTAATTCCAGATATGCCTTATTTGACTTATGGAATGGTAAAGCGAAATCTGATAATTCTTATTCTAGACTTTTAATTGAAAATTTAAACGGTACTAGTTTTGGCGTTACATACATGTCTGGTTCTTCTGGAGCAGACCGCGTATCTATTGAACATTCTATAGATAAAAATAAGTGGCATCATTATGCCTTTACTTTTAAAAATAACAGTCAAAATAATAATAATTTAGACATAAGTTTATATGTAGATGGTGATTTGGTTAAAAAAATAACTACTACTGCAACAGGGAAAATTAATTTAGCTAATAATTCCGGCATGATAGCTAATATTGGCGCTTATAGAACTAATATAGATGCTAATAACAACGCATGGAATGGATTTGGTGTTTCTTATGGAAGCTATGATGAATTAAGATTTTGGAAAGTCGCTAGAAACTCTAAGCAAATTTTCAATAGCTGGCACCGTTCTTCCGGTGGCGGCACAAATAAAGATACAGCTAATACAAATCTAGGTATATATTTTAAATTTAATGAAGGCGTAATAGATGAAAATAACATTAATGATTTAGATAAGATATGCCTTGATTATTCTGGACGCTTATCTAATGGCGTTATAGTTAATTATACGGCTGGTTGTAAAAATACTAGTTCTGCTATAAATGAATATTTTTCTAAAATAATAGAAGAAAAAGAGCCAATTATATTTTCTTCTAATCCCTTAGTGCAACAAGTGATTGATGAATATTCTATTTTAGGTTTTCAATACGATCAGACTAATCCAACATCTTTTTATAAATCTGTTCCTTCTTGGATAGTAGACGAAACGGAAAATAAAGATTATCAAGATTTAAATTATTTAATACAAATTATTTCAAGTTATTTTGATTCTTTGCATCTTTATATTGAAAAATTGCCAAGAATAAAAGATGTAGAATATTTAAAATCTGTTGATAAACAAAAAACTTTTACTAAAAATTTATTGACTTCTCATGGATTTGAATTTAGCGATATCTTTTCTGACGCTTCATTATATGAGGAATTATTTTCATCAACTGAAAAAGAAGATTTTTCAGATAAACTTTATAATGTAAAAAATGCTATATATCAAAATATATACAACAACTTAACTTTTATTTATAAGTCCAAAGGAACTGAAAAGTCATTAAGAAATTTAATTCGTTGCTTTGGTGTAGATGATGAATTAGTTAAAATTAATTTGTATGCTGATAATATAACATATGACTTAAAAGACAGATATGTACCAACAGCAATAAAGAAAAAATATATAAATTTTAATAACACAGATAAAATAACCGGTTTTATTTATCAAAAGCAAACACCGGGAAATCCTACCTCAAAAGGTTTTATTACCGGCTCTACGGATGAAAAGTTAAAATTTATACCATTAACTTTTGAAACAGAAGTTATATTTCCAAAAAGAAATGATGTCTATTCTATAGACTATTTCAGCGCTCAGTATACTGATGTTTCTCTTTTTGGCGTTCATACCGCTAAAGATGACGAAAATGATTTATCTTGGGGCAGTGATAAATTTAATTTTTATGTTTACGCCACTAAGATAGCAAACGACAGTCCAGATGTATACTTTAGCTTGTCTGGATCCTTTAACGGGCAGCAAATATACGTCACAAGTAGCGTATATAAAAATACTTATAATAACGAAAAATGGAATTTGTCTGTTAGATTATACCCAGATAAACTTAATAATATAAATTTAACTTCCGGCTCTGATGAAATAACAAAATATTATTTAGATTTTGTTGGTTATAATGTTTTAGGTGATGACGTTAATAACAACTTTATTGTTAGTGCTAATATATTATCTGGTAATTACGAAGAGGCTATAAAGCAAAATAAAAGATTATATGTTGGTGCCCATTATGAAAATTTTGACGGTACAACTATAAAAGCTTATTCTGATGTAAAAATATCAAATTTAAGATTATGGTTTGATTATCTTAATAATGACGAGCTATTATCACATGCTTTAGAAGTTAATACACATGGTAGACAATACCCAAACTGGAATCCAAACTATTTAAACTCTATCGTTAATACTTTTACGTCAAGTTATATTATAAGCAGTCAAGATACTCTAGTTTTAGATTGGACTTTTGAAGATGTAACCTCTTCTGATAATAATGGACAATTTTACGTTAAAGACTTTTCTTCTGGCAGTTTAGATGCAAATTATAATTACGGCTTAGGATGGTTAGCGGATTATTTAACTAATGAATATACAGCTTTTGGTGATAAATTCTTTCCCAATGATTTATCGACCGTAGAAAATCAGTACATTTACTCTCTAAAAAAGCAACAACCAGAAACTTTGAATAGTAATGACTTAATAGATATTTCTCCTATTGACGATTTTACTAGAACAAAACAATCAAAACCATATACATATTTTATTGCTATAGAAAAAAGTATGGCTCAAGTTATAAATGATGAAATACTTGATTGGTTTGCTACTATAAAAGATTTTAATAACTTAATCGGAGATCCCTCAGAGAGATATCGTATTGAATATAACGGTCTTGCACACTTAAGAAAATTATTTTTCAGTAGAGTAAATAATGAACCAAGTTATGAAAAGTTTTTAGAATTTTATAAATGGATTGATTCTTCTATAACTGTTTTAATAAATCAAATATTACCAGCTAGTGCAAATATAACAGACAAAATTAGAAACGTAGTCGAAAGTCACATATTAGAAAGAAATAAATACGAAAATAAATTACCAACCTTAGAATTTAAAGGAAAAGTTAAGTCATATCCCGTTCAATCACATTTAGAATATAATTATGTGGAACAAGCAGCAGAATTATCTAGCTTATCTGAACAATTAAAAGTCAGCAGATACTATAATTTTAAGCCTATATGGTTAAAGAATAGGGTGGAAAGAAACAACACCTTAGTTGATACGGATCTTTTACCACAAAATGATATAGATAGAGAAGTTCTAAGACAAATTATAAACAATAAAAATCTAGATTCTCCACCGACAGTATACTTGCCAAATGATATTACTGGTTATGAACATGATACATACAAAATTAGAACATTATCTAAAACATATAAATTAAATACAGATAAGTTAATAATTTGTGAAGATATAATAAAACCAATAAATATAGAAAATACAAAATTTACAGGACAGATACAATTTGCAGAAGACTTAGAAAATTCTGCTAGTTCTGATGTACTACCTAAATCCTATAAGAAACAAGGAAATTTCTTAAATAATTATGAATACTTACAGACTTCTGGAAGAACTGAAAACAATAAATCATTTGTTTCTGCATCTGGAATTTTAACCAGTACTTCTTCTGTTAATGAACTAGGATATGCTGATAAAAGTTTAATACAAAGAGCTGCAAAAAAGAATGTATTTGTTGAAAGATTTAGTGCTCCCGGTGGCGCAGAAGTAAATAGTAGAGGTGCATTAGATAGAGATGCGGAAGAATATTCTGCTTACAATAACTTAAATTATAGAAATTTTAGAGTTAGAAAACAACTACATGCTTGGTTGGCGGAAAGCATGAGTATAAATCCAGTAAATCCTTCTTATCATAAAGTAAATAGAAACTTTGGTTATCTACCGGGAGAACCATATTATGAATATGTTGGAGGAAATTCTGGTAATGGACCAATTCCTACATATACTTTATCTTCGTCTGCTTATACATTAAATAATTTCATGGGTATCCTTTATGATACAGGAGGTGTAGATCAAGATTATTTAATTTCAGAGCAAAAATATGTATTTATTGAACCACCGGGAGGTATAACTAAATTTACTATTAATTCTTTCTCTACTGCTGATTTTAATGATAAATTAAAAATTTATTACAATCCCAATCCAGAAATAGAAGTTGAATTACCAAAGCCTCATGGCGCAGGCGGCAGCCAAGGTTGGTCTGATATTTCATTAGGATTAAATAATAACGCTCTTGCATTAGCTAAAATAGATAATAAAATATATGTTGCTGGCGATTTTGCGTTTAATGGTAGCGAAGCAGTTAATTTAAATTCTATTGCTGTTTGGGAATCAGGTAGTAATTTAATGCCTCTAAGCGGTGGCGGTGTAGACACTGACGGAGGTGAAGAAATAAATTGCTTATATGTAAGTGGCACCGATATATACGTTGGAGGAAATTTTTATACAGTCGGTGTTGACCCATTAATTACAATCCAGCAGCCTTTAACTGATTGGACCATTTTAACAGCTTCAACGGTATTTTCAGTAGAATATCCATATAAAATATTTTCTGTAAATGATACTTTATATGTTGCTGGATATTGTGATACAACTTCTAAAAATGGTATTTCCTATTATAATGAAACATCCGGATGGCAAATTTTAACTTCTAGTGATGGATACTATATAAGCGGTACAATACACGCTATAGTAGTTAAAGATAATTATATTTATTATGCCGGTAACATAAGAAATGTTAATAATACATCTGATATCTTAGCTCAATCAAATATTGGTAGATATGATCTGACAACTAATACTTATGAAACTCTAGGTACGCCACATATAGATATTACAGATTTTTCTTCTGGTTCTTATGTAAACTGCATGACCATTTCTGGTTCTGATGTATATGTTGGATTATGGGATGCAAAAAATTATATAGTATGGAAATGGGATGGCTCTTCTTGGTCGGGCGTGGGAGATCAAATACTAAACTTTGTTCCTACCTATGCAAATGATATTCAATTTAGCGGTAGTGATATTTATCTTGGTGTAACATTTGAGGCTGGTTTATGGACTCTTTCTTCAAGTATTTGGATTCCAGTAGCAAATTATGACGGCTCATATGTTAAGCAAAATAATATAAACCCTAATTACAATAGTTCAACGGGTTTAGAAGCGTTAAAGGGTGAAAGTGGAGTATCAACCGTAAGAAAAATTATTGTCAATGATGATGGAACTATAGATATATTTGGCGGTTTCAATAAATTAGCTGATAATAATGGAAATGCAATTTTAGAATTAAGCGGCGCAGCTAAAATATCATTTGATGTAACTGGTAGTATAGTTTTTAGTCAAATCGGTGATGGTTTGTTGGTATATGGTAGTCCCACATATGATACAAGATATGTACAACAAATACACGCGGCTCATTACAGTGGCAGTGACTTATATGTTGCAGGAGCATTTGACGATTATACAAGTTATAAGGTCTATAAATTAGTCGGAACGGCTTGGATACCACAACTTTCCAGTGATTATTCTTCTGGCGAAGGAGTAATTTATGATTTTACCTTTTTAGGAGAAAAAACTTATTTTGTCGGTAATGACTTATTAGATTCCATTAATAGTAATTACAATAACGTATTACAAACTGGTGGAACCATAACAGTTCCAACGCCAACTACATCAGTAAACAACATAGCTAAATACGATACTTTAACTGATGCTTGGTCTTCTTTGGGAGATGGATTACCAGATACGGTTTGGACAATTACTAAATTTAATGGTGAGATATATGCCGGATACGATGGAGAAGACGCATTAAGTGGTAATTATATATCTAAATTTAATGGAACATCTTGGGAACCTGTTGGCGTTGGAGATGAAATAAGTACATCTGTTTATGCTTTAGCGTCTTCAGGAAGTGACTTATATATTGGAGGTAATTTTTTCTTCCCCAAACCGGATGGAGATGAAAGAATAGCTGTATGGAATGGTACTTCTTGGAGAGGTTTTTTTGAAGGAGTTACATATCCTACTTCTTCCTATGTCTGGTATCACAACGGCGCTATAAGCGCTTTAGAAGTTTATGAAAATAAATTATATATTGGTGGCGATTTCACCAATATGCGTACAGGCATCGGTGGAGAAGAGGTTTATAACCATATATGCGTTTTTGATACTGAAACCGGAATTGTATCTGCTTTAGGAAATGGTTTAAATGATATAGTGAAAACCATATTTGTTTCTGATAGCAATAATGTATATGCCGGTGGTTCTTTTACTGTCACTGGTAATTTTATTTCTAAATGGAATGGAACAAATTGGTCACAGCTTGGAAATGATTTAATAACATCTGGCGGTAATTATGTAACTGATATTTTAGTTAGTGGTAATTGTATATTTGTAGTTGGCGATTATACAACCAGTAGTTTATATAGCGCTTATGAACATGGCGTTGGTAGATATTGTGAAGTTCCAACATACACTTTATTAGCCGAATTATCTGGTTCTGAGGGTCTAGATTATAGCTCTTCTTCTATTCAAACCATAAATACATTCCCGTATGATATAACGATACCAGAAGAAAATGGTAAATTTTTAATTTCTTGGGTTACAGATGAAGAGGATACAAATTCTGGTTTCTCTATTACTTGGAATGAAGATCAATATATAGCTCCCGTTCCACCAACACTAGTTTTAACTGCGGTAGCAAAATCAATAAAACACGATAACGAATATGTTGTACATCAAATACCAAGAAATGATATTCAATATGCTTGGATGACGGCATCCGCCGTTCCATCGTTATTGCCTTATGGATTTATCAACGGATATGCTAATCAATATTTTTCTACAATAAGCTTTTTATCAGGTAACCTTTCTGGCTCTCATATAATAGATTATGTTGGATTAAACAACGTTATATTTAAAAACGTTAACACCTCTTCTAATACGATATCACCAGATGGTAATGTTATTGACGTAAACGCATATATTTCTAATATCTATGGCCCTTATCAGGGTGCTTCTTGGAAGCAAATTAGAGGAACAGAAAATAAATTAGTAAATATTTCTAGAAAAAATAACCATATCCTAGTACAAGATGTTCCTAAGATTAGAACTATAGTAAATAATGATCGTACTAAAACGACTACCATAGATAGCAGAAGCACAAATTTCACTTCCTATAAAGAACCGGCTGTTGACTATAATTATCCTATGGAACATAAGGTAATGATTAGTAGTTCATTGGACGGAATACAAAATATTAATATTGTTAACAGTTATGATAACAATAAAAATTTACTATCTAATATAGATTTAAGCTTAAGATTATCTGTATCGGAAAGACAGGAATTACAAACACACGATTTACTAAATAATTTATCTAAAGATAACACTTATGATCCAAGTCCGGTTATAAATGAAGCTTCTTATATACAACAAGTATTTCCATCTAGAGAAACTGTAACTATTAAAGAAATAAGAGTAAAAGATAATTATGATGATAATTTAGTTAATTCCTCCAGCGTGGCACATGTAAAAACATATTGGAAGGAAAACTATATTGACCGTAGAAGAATAGATGGAAGCAGTGATCTATTTAGCTCTATAAGCTCATCTTATACCGCGTTAACTAATTTTACATCCTCTATTTTAGGAAAGTGTCCGGTTATTCATAATGTATCCGGAACACACTATGCGTCTATTTATTCAATTGATAATTTAACTGGTTCTTTTAATGAATATAATAGTAATATTAGCGGTTCAATTGCAAGACCAATAATTCCGTGGGCAAGACGTTTTATTTTATAAAATTTAACTTTTTTGATATAATATACTTTGGAGTTTAATAATGCCATTATTTGATTTTAATTTTGATTTTGTTTATTCGAATGATAATTTAAACATGACTATGAGTTATGGCGGCACGCAAAAAGGTGCCATATCTCCATATTCATTAGCAGAACACCGCTACTTTATAATGGAACCGCAAGATTTTGGAAATGTTTCTTTAGAAATGGCGGCAAAATATGATGGTTCAAAAATTAGTAAGTATTCTCCAACTATTATCAATTATTATCCGGAAAGACAGTCTAACTTTACTGGCAGTAGTATAACAATTAATAATAGTATTTATATTGGATATAGTTTTAAATGGAATATGTTTGGATTACCCGGCTCATTACCTCCTTATTATCATAAGTTTGCTTTTATTTCTGATTCTAGTTATAGTTTTATAAAATATAACTTTTTATTTAATAGTGGCGATTTTGATAATTGTAATATAAATAAAATTATAGTATATAATAATACTATTTATGCATTTGGAGATTTTAATAAAGCCTCTTCTAGCTCCAGCTCTTTACCTCCTAATTATACGGCTTTAAATTCAACGGCTACTAATGCTAGATACGCAGTAAAGAATAATATTAATGGAGGTTCATGGACGGAACTTAGCGGCGGCACTAATGCAGCCGTAAAAGATGCAGTGCTTATTAACAATGAAGACTTATATATAGTAGGCAATTTTACACAAACGGGTCCAAATATAAATAATGCACGTTATATTGCTAAATATAATATTTCTTCCTCTGCTTGGATAAATATGTCTGGTGGTTTGAGTGGTGTTACTAATTGTATAATTGCAGCAGGAAATGATCTATATGTTGGTGGCTTGTTTGTTACTGGCTCTAGCTCTTTAGGAGGTGAAATTACTCTTAATAATATAGCTAAATGGAACACCATTTCTAAAACTTGGTCTTCTTTAGGCAATGGTTTAAATAATGAAGTAAAATGTTTGTTTTATGATTCAGATACTACAAGATTGTATGCTGGTGGCAGTTTTACTACAGCCAGTTACGGTACAGCTAGTGTATTAGTAAATTATGTTGGCTATTATTATAATAATGAATGGTATGCATTAGACGAAAATAAGTTATTAAATAATGAAGTTTTGAGCATAACTAAATTTGATGAAGATATATATTTAGGTGGTAATTTTACAAATACAATAAATTCAGACTATAATATTCCTTATTTAGCAAAATATACTGACAATTATTTATATGCCGTTGGAAAATCGGTAAATAATTCTGTTTATTCTTTCGCTACTGGCTCTAATAATCTTTATTTAGTTGGCGATTTTACTTCTACTTTTTTTGGTAAACAAACAATAACCACCAAAGATATTTATATACCTTTTGAAGCTGCTAATTATGATTCTTATAGACTTGCTCCACGACCTCAATATGTATTTAATAATCATTTGCCAAGTTCAACTGGTTCTAGTAATTTTGGTGGTATGAAAATATTTGATTTAAATCCTAATAATCCATTAATACCAACTAAAACTTATAAATCAGAACCAGAAGCAATATTTGTTTTAAACGATGGTTATATTTATGAAACTGATAAATTATCAGGTAAAAAACCATTTTTTAATTCTTACGATGAATATTTTGAAGACTTAAAACCATTATCACAAAAATACTCAATTATTCCTGAATTTCGTATGGAAAATGTAATTGATTATTATCTTAAAGAAAAAAATGGCGATTTTACTGCCGGTTTAACATCTAGTTATCTAAGTTTAGATTCCAATGTTGATAATTTAGATGATATAAATTCCAACATAAATTTAACCAATCCTATTAAGACTTTTATTGAAGATGTAAATATACCATCTAGAGTTTCTAATTTGTCTATTACCGTTAACGGTTTAAAAAAATTATTACCTTATAATGGTTTCTATCCTCAACAAAGAGTAGCACAATTAGCTGATAAATTCATAAATTCTTTTATAGATACGACTAGTAAGTATTTATCAAACGATGGAATAGAGTACGACACAAATTTATCAAACGGAACTCCTAGAGATCAACAAATACTTACTTTATTACAGCCGTTATTTGCTCCCGGCATATTAATGAACAGTATCAAATCGTCTATTGCGGTTGATTGGCCTGCATTTATTGGTAACTATGGCGCTTATAGCGGCTCAAAGCCTAATTTTTATGAAACTTATAATTTAACTTTAGCAGAAAATTCACCGTTCACGAATGGGTATAATACTTCTTATTGTTTATCTGCTGACAAATTTGATTTTAGATTCCCATTCGAATCTTTATTAGAATTTGACAAAATAATACCATCACAATTTAAGACAGGAAGTAATAATTTATATTACTTAGATCCCACGTACTATTCTACTGATGTAGTATCGGGCAGTGATAGACAGTATTTAAGGTATCCTTGCTATAACTTATCTACTGGATCATTAAAACCATTTAATTTTATAAATAATACATATAAATTAAGTATGCATAATTTTTTAGCTGAAGTTCCCAATTTTTTCTTACAAAATGGATTAAATAATTTTATTTCTGAAAAAATAGATACAGTTACCCCTTTATCTGGCGTGGCTTATATTTTAGATGTAAAACTATCAAGAAACCCTTCAGAATATAAAGAGTTTATTCAACATCCTTTATATGAATCATTAAGAAATCTTTCTGATACTTTTATTTCTGGTACTTATTTACCTCCCGGTGCTGATTCTTTGTATGGACCACCTTGTAGATTTTTCCTAGATTTTTCTGCTATTGCTTCTGTAGCTCCAATAAATGAAATGATAAAATATAGTTTAGCAAATTATGAACTTAAATACTTAGATTCTCCTGCTTATGCTCCATATGTTCCTCCTTATTATTATGGAGAATCTGTGGCAAGAATAGTATTCTTACCTGACGAAAATAGACCATATACTTTACAAGAAATTCAGGAAAACGCAAAAAAGTATACATATTTTTTCAATACCGGCTCAGACACATTGTTTGATTATAAAAACTCTCTTTTTGGTTCTGAAAATCCGTCATCTAAATATAATACACTAGCTTATAAAGAAAGGATGAATTTATCTGCAAGTGTTAATCTTTTTTCAGAAACAGAAATACAAGATGTATCAATTGATGTGTCAACCGGAATACCAAAAGAATCACTTAGCCCTAATAATAAAAAATATAGCTGGGTAATTCAAACTAAATTTGAAACTCCTTCTATTAACTTCGCTAAAGTAGGCAACTATAATAATTTAGGAATGAATTTTCTAGGTGGCACAAAATCAGATTATGTAGAAGGTATATATTCTAATTTATATAAAGGGCTTTGGACTTCTTACGGCAAACCTGTAACTGAAGATGAAGGAATAAAGTTATCTATTCTTCCTTTTGACTTTAATTTATATGTAAATGACGTTCCGACAGCTGCTCAAGCAGGAGCTACTGATGTGGCACATTTAACTGACTTAATAAACTTTGCAGATATAGCTGGCAATAATACAAGAACAATTGGTTTAATAGCAAATAAAAAAATAATTAAAGAAGGCGTTGTTGTTATACCATATATTATGACCGATCCTACTTACAATGAATCAGAATTTGCTTCATTAGCGCAGCCAATATTTGGAGAAAATGGTAATTACGTTAATTTATTTCCCTACAATACTCCTAGATATTTTAAAATAGATAAAAAAATAATATCTGATGCTTTAGGTTTAGGTAAGGCATTTGAAACTGCTACTTTTGAAGAAATCAAAAAGCAAGTTAATTCTAATAAGGTAAATCCAAACAACTCAATTATTAAAACGATAAAAGCAATGACAGAATTTGTCATTCCTCCACATTTAAATTGGGTAAAAAATACAAATCTAGAACCCTTTGTAATGTATATTTTTCCATTTTCTTCAGAACTAGATACTGACGATTTATCAGATATTTGGCAAGGAGTAATGCCAAAGCAGGCTCGTAGAGTTGAAAAAGAAAGTATAGAAATCAATCACGGATTAGAAGAAAATGAAATGTTTCATGGTAAGAAGCTTCCTCAAGATATAAAATTCAAGATTTTTAAAGTTAAGCAACAGGCTAATATTAACTATTATAAATTAACTAACGACTCAAAAGACGATGCTAACTTTAAGTTTACTTTCAATAATCAAGAAAAAGTACCTGATTACTCTTTCAACTATCCATATGACTATTTTTCACTAGTAGAACTAGTTAATGTTGATGCTAAAATAACTATTTCTAAAATAGGATAATAAATGTCTTTTTTTGATAGTAAAGAAGAGGTTATAAAATTAGAGTTAACTACTCACGGTAAATATTTACTCTCTAAAGGTAAATTTAAACCTGTTTATTACTCTTTTCACGATGAAGACATTTTGTATGATGCTGAATATGCTGATTTATTAGAAACGCAAAATAGCACTCAGACTAGAATATTGGAAGAAACGCCGTTTTTAAAACCACAAACAACTTATACTAGTGTTGAAAATAGCGTAAACAAAAATAAATCTTTATTGCTCTATAGCTTTTCTAATCTTTTAAAGCAACAAGAAGAACAGCTACAAAATGATAGAGATTATGCATTATACTTATCTTTAGCAAATTCTGCTTATAACAACGTATACGCCCCGGCGTGGAATGTCAATATAATTTCAGGTACAATATCCACTTGTGAACAGTATATAGATAATTTAGACGGTTCTAAAAACTCTCTTTCACCATATTCTAAAATTCCACAAATTAATTTGTCAGAAAGTGTATATAGGTACAAAATATTAATTAATGCCCCAGATGATAAACTAGCTTCTGAATTAAAAGATGACATGTTGGTTTCTTATGTGTCCGGTTCATCATATATATTAGAAAATAAAATACAAAATGAATATGTAATAAGTATTAAAGAGGAAAATGTTAATAACATAAAAGATAATTTTGATATGGAAATATTTGTTGAAGAAGATAAATATTCTTACATTAATGATGTTGTTGTTACATCATCTTATTGGAAAAAATTAAACTTTAAAAAACAAACAGAACAAATAAAAAATAACATTCTTTTAGATAAACCTTTAATTTTTGACACACAAGAAGATTCTACTATTGTAGAATATTTTTTAGATATAACTGTGGATGAAGAGTTATTTGATGGTCCTACTGATGTGGCTTCAATCGGGACTTACACATCTAACATCACCAATGATGATGGTCCATTTGGAGAAGACTGCTAATGTTTATTAAATTTAGCGATGAATTTATCAATGAAATAAGAAATAACTGTTTTCCTGTTCTACAGGAAACACAATTTAATAAACTTTCTTTACAGACAAAAGGACAAAATACTGATTTATCTTTTCAACTAACTATAGATGACGGTAGAGACATAATCAAAACAGATAAATTTAAAAATATAAAATGTATTATTTTTTATCCTTTATATATAAATAATAATATAACTATAGATCAAGTATTTCAGACATCTGATATAAGTAAAATAGTTAATTTTATAAAAGCCTACTGTCCTATTTATCATGATTTTTCTATCTCTTCTGAGTATTCTTCCATCTCAGAAGCAAAATATATTTATGATATAGTTTTTCCTTTTTCTAACACATACAGCAAAACATTAGACGAAAATTTTAAAAATGACTTATCACAAGTAAATTATTTATTTTATTATGATAAATTAGAAAATGTCTCTGAGCAGCAAGAAGTAGATCTTAGAACTATGTTTACCGACATGGTTTCTTATGCTTTTAATAAAGATAATTGTTTAGATAAACGAGTTATAAATAATATCTTTAAAAGTTCCTTATTTACACAGCAAATTCTTAATGTTGTTCAATCGGCTGATAAAATTAACATATTACCAGAAAAAATCAATAGTTCACCAGTAAAACCATATTTTTCTAATTTATTTCTTAGTAGAAATACAAATGATAATTTTGCATTTGTATTTAATTTAGACGAAAGATCGTTTTTTATTGAAAATAGTACGCCTATTTTTAAAAACATAATCGGTTCTAATGCTAGTGACGCATACACAGTTTTAAAGGATAAAAATAAATTAAAAAGTGTTTCTATATATAAAAGAAAAATTGATAGGACACAATATAATAAACCAAAAGAAAAACAAATTATTCCTTTATACGATACGAATGAGTTATTAGTAAATGCTACGCTAAATAATAATTTGTTTGAAGGCAAAAACGAAAATTGTGAAATATACGAAAGACAATTAAATTTTTCATTAGGCGATATTCGATCTTTTGAATGCGTTGACAAGACATATAGTAAAACTTTTAGAGGACAGTATCAATACGGAGTTGAAATAACGGTTGAAAATAAATATATACAAGAATTAAAAAATCAAATCTCTGCGGTTAATAATTCACTTAATGATGTTAATAAATATTATCAGTATACTTCTTTTAATAGATTAAAACTTGATACTTTTTATTATGATATAAATTTAAAGTCTTTTACTGGTTTATTTTTCAATTCTCAAGTATATAATAATTTAAAACCTTTGCTTTTTACAAATATAGATTTATTTTTATCTTTAATGAAGGTTTTTGGTATTTATCAAAAAATACTTTCAATTTATCCCGATATACAATTACAAAACTTATTTGAAACCATGTTGTATGCGGAAACTGCCAGTGCAGAAAGTATATCGGAATATACTACACTAGTGCAACAGGTGTTGTCTTATACCAATAAGTTAATAAATAGTAATAAAAATGATACATATTCTTATACTTATTGGTTTGATAATGTTGTAGCTGACAGTGAGTTGCCTAAAAAAACAGGATATATTTTCTTAGATAGTATTAATTTTACTGATACGTTTTTTAATATAAAAGCTACTAATTTTTCTCAACAAATATCAATAGATGCTCAAAAATTTATTGGTTCTGCCAACACACTACCATCCGATATAGAAAATGAAAAATATAGCTTTATTTCACCAACTGGAATATTGTTTAATAAACAAAATATAGAACTAAAAGATGCTAATAAATACAATATAAAGCTTTATAATAATTTAGAGATTAATATTCAAAACTTTATTTTATCAACAACTGATAAATTAGATATAAATATAAAAAGTTTTTTTCCTGTAAATACCGTAACAAATGAAAAAGGAAAAGAAGTTAATCCATTAAATATTAGTGGATTTTCTGTATCTAATCTATATTCTAAATTATCTAATTCTTCAATATTAAAAAAAGAAAAAATTAATTCTAAAATAGATAATTTGTTATTAATGTTGAACCGAGCTTATAAAGTTAATGATCTCCAAGCTGACACACTAGATATAAATTCTGTTTTATTAGACAATACAACACCTTATCAAATAAGAGATCTTTTAAATAGCAAGGCGTCAAATGTATTACCTTCTGGATATGAAAAAGACGTTAATTTACTATCTAAATTTTACTTTTTCTATAATACAATTCACAAGATTGAATTCCTAAATTATAGTGCAGCCGGTTTGAAACAAGAAAACTGGATTACCTTAACAAAAGAAAATTTTGATCAATTTGCATCTTTAAAAAGATATCTATGTAGATTGAATGTTTATCAAAGTGATAAAGCGGGTGTTAATCATTTTCATAAAATAAAGTTACCAATTTATAATGAATATTTTTTCATAGAAAATGTATTTAATATTTCTAATTTAGTAAATGTTGTTAATAACTTTTCTCCTTCTTTTGGCAGTAGAAAAGAATTAAAAATGAAAAAAATAATAGATCCTAAATGGTGGCCCTATATTCCTGATAGAGATTACCATCCTTCTACTAACTCTTTACAAGCGATACCGGCAAATTTTGTTATTAGAAAAGGGCAAGTTATTTCTAAAGACAAATTAACTGCAAAACAGGCTTTTGATTTATCCAATATCAATTATAGCGGATATGAATCATATGATACCGACCTAAGTATCCAACCTCCACAATGTAGTATCGATAAGGTATATATTCGTGGAAATTGTTATTCCGTTGAAGATGATTCGCCTCTTTATATAACAGTTTACAGATAATAAGGTAAAATATAATTATGTATAAAATAGGAAAACAATCAACATTTTTAGGTCAAACTAAAACATCTTATGAAAGCTTTGCATCTCATTATGAAGAATTAGTAGAGATACCTGTTTCTAAAAGTTTGAATATTTTTCCTTACGAAGACGCTAGTATTTTAAAGTTTAAAGCATTATTAGAATATAATTTTTTAGATAAGCAATATGAAGAATATATATCCACTAAAGAACTTCCCGAATTACAGATTCCTAATTTTTATAAGTTTGTAAATGATAGAGTTCAAACTTATGCAGACACTAACAATTTCAACTCTTTAGGAACTAGTTTTTTATCTGATCCGTCGTTATTAGAGCAAATTATATTTGACAATACAGATCCTAATATTGACCCTGTACCGATTACTAGTAGCAAAATAAGCTTCTTAGATAGCGAGTATATGTATTATCAAGGAAATTTAAAACAAAATATAAAATTAGATAAATATTTAAATAATTTTAATCCATTTAAAGAACAGTTTCCATTTTATACTGATATTTATTTCGATACACATCATAAACTAAATAATAATATATCTGATGTTTTTTTTAAAAACAGTTTAACAGTTGATTTATTTAATCTTTTAGAGAAAAAAACGTTTACAGAATTAGAAAAAAATAAATATTTTGTTTTAGATAGCAGTTTTATTACTGAATTATTAAACAATAATAATAATTTAAATTTCCTATTTGATTTGAACAATAGTTTAAAAAACAAAAAACAAAAATATAGTGAAGTAATTGGTTATAGATTACAAAAATTTGTTGGTTCAGGCGGAAATTTTTCAGCGCCTATACAAGAATGGGTTATTCCTAATTGCGTTGAAGACAAAATTAATTTAGTAGACACGCAAATTCATTATGATAAAGAATATACATATAAATTAAATTATTACTTATTAATGGTTGATAAAATAGGGCAAAACAATGATTTATCTATTATTATTTATTTAATAGAAGACGAAAACATTACTCCTATATATACGAATAGATTAAGAGATTATCCACCATTAGAGCCTGAAGTCCAATTTGTACCTTATATTGGAGTAGACAAAAAAATAAAAATTTTATGTAATACTTCAACAGGTTTAAAAAAGTTGTTACCAATTAATTTCTTCACAGAAGATTTAAAAATAACTGAATTAAATGTAAAAGCTCAAAATCAATCAATTTATAATCCTCCCGTTTTAACATATCAAACAGACGAACCTGCCGTAGCATTTCAAATATTTAGGTTAGACTCTAAACCAAATTCTTATGCTGATTTTACTAAAGGAAAAATCTTTTCTATAGTTACCAACAATGCATCTGGTGCGGGTATAGATGATGACTTATTGCCAAACATAAAATACTATTATACTATTAGATGTATTGATTATCACGGTAATATTTCTAATCCTACTGAAATTTATGAAATAGAGATAGTTAATGATAAAGGTACAATATATCCTTTAATAAATATCTTTAGCTTAAACCAGCAACAAAACAACACACAACCTATCAAATCATTTAAACAATATATTAAGATAAAGCCAAGTACGCAAAATTTAATTGCTTTTTTGACAGAAAATGGCAGTTTATCAACTGGAATAGCTGCTGAAAAAACATGGAATAAGAATTTTAAAATTAGATTAATATCTAAATCGTCTGGTAAAAAAATAGATTTAAATCTAAATTTTAAAACTGAAGAAGATAAAATCAATTTTAATACGAATAACATGCCCATCTCTCCCGACACACAGCAAAATACTGAAGAAAGTTTGCCAACGCAGCCAGTATGTAAAGATAATAATGGTAATATATGGAGAAATGTTGGCGGTAAATGGTATGTAACTTCTGTTGATGGTAAAACCTCTGTGTTAGGGGGCAGAGTAGTATTACCTAATTTAACGTGCAAATAACTATTTCTTGTACAAATTAAAGATTATAAGAGATAATTATTTAATTGATACTACTTATAAAAAATAGGCATAAAAGGGAAAAAACATGGCATTTTTAGATAATAGTGGTGATATCATATTAGACGCTGTTTTGACCGATACCGGTCGTATGCGTTTAGCGAAAGGTGATGGCTCTTTTAGAATAGTGAAATTTGCTTTAGCAGATGATGAAATAGATTATTCTTTATATAACGGTTCACACCCAAGCGGTTCTGCCTATTTTGATCTAGAAGTTTTACAGACTCCTGTTTTAGAAGCATTTTCTAATAATATTGCTAGTATGAAAAGTAAATTACTTTCTATTAGTAGAAATAACTTGCTTTATTTACCTATATTGTTACCTAATAATATAGATGGAAGTACACGATATTCTGAAGCCACTTCTTTAGTAAATAATGGATATGTTTTTATTCCTGACACTACAACTAGTGACTTTATTTTACAAACAGCTACTTTTAATGGTCAAGATGTCGGTAATCAAGGTCTTATACGTGGCAGCGGTAATCCTACAACATATCATATTAGAATAGATCAAGGCATAAATAGCACTAATGCCGGTTTGTCTCTCGACGCAGATTTAAAAGAATCACAATATATGGTTGAAATGGACAACAGATTTATGTCTATCAAAGATATGACTCCTTCTTATATTGATGACGATAATATTGCTTCATATTACTTTGATAGTTCAATGAATGATTTAGTAGAAGATATTGCTTCGCCACCTACTGGTTTTACAAAAAATGCAGATGACGTTTTAGTTGGCCCTAAAGGCTCTAAATTACTATTAACTTTAAAATCACAAAATGAAATCATTCAAAGTAATTATTTATTTGAACAGTTAGGAAGTTCTGTGGTTGGAACATGGGCGGGTACTAGTGGAACGGCTAATAATGTTAAATCTATATTGACAAACATCAGCGTAACCGGTATTACAACAGGTGCTTCCGTAGAAATACCTATATTAATACTTAAAAAATTAGCATAAAGGAAGAAATAAATGGCAACAACATATAAATCTTTTCTTGATAACGATTTAGTATCTACTAGAACTTTATTACATGAAAATATACCATTAACAGGTTCTATTATTAATGGTACGCCGTACTCTAATAACAATATTAAATCCTATAATCACGGAATGTTTCAAAGTGTATATGATTATCCAGTATTAAGTTCTTCTGCTAATCATCTTTTTGATTTAACTGTTGGCCTTTCCAGCACTTCTCCAGCTAGTTCTAGTATTAGCAACGATGTTTTTCTAAAGAAAAAACGTAATATTTACAACCAGATGGCTCAAGTGTTAGTTGGTCATGATCCAACTGGCTCAATTTATGAATTTGATAGAGATGGTAACCCTGCTACTGATACAGATAAATTTACATCTATGTATTTTCTTAATTTCTCTAGATTGTTAGTAAAAGATGAAATTAAAAAAGGAAGCGTTGTATTAACAATAGGCGTAAATTCATCAAGTGCATCTCCTTTTACTGAGCTAATTACCGTATCTGATACTAATGGTGCGTCTAACTATTTTATTAATTCCCCTACTGGAGAATATGGTACTTTATTTTTAAATGGCACTACGGGTGTTCAATCTACGCAAACAAATAAAGCAGTTGGTTTTGTATTTTATCAAGCAGGCGTGGTTGCTTTATCGCCCATTATATTCTCTATATCAAGCTCTACTGCTCCAGAAGACTCTTTAGCATCTAATCAGTTTGGTCAATTAACACACGAAGTGCAATTAAATAGCACTTATAACTGGGATGTTCAAAGGGCTTTTGAAAGTGGTTCAATTAATCAAATAAACGATGCTCTAAGGGCACGTATAAAAAACATTACATTTAACAATACAACAGAACTAAATTCAACTATTCATTTTTGCCGTATTAATCACAATGAATTTAATTATAGTTCTAATCCAACATATTTGCAAGATAGCAAAATTAGAGTTAAAAACACCACAAGTGATGCTCCGGTTTCTTATATAACCACTGTTGGTTTATATTCGCCAGACAACGAATTATTAGCTGTAGCTAAGGTGTCAGAACCGCTAAAGAAAGACCCTACACAAGAAATGATTTTAAGAGTTAGATTGGACTACTAAAAATGTCATTTAAGAAATTTGAATCTACAGATATATTTCAAAATACTATCAAAACAAAACCACGTTTTGAATTTAAAATATATAATGGTAAAATTTCTTTAAATACATTAACAGGATATACATATTTAAACAACCTAAACTTACCAACATTTGAAGGTTGTGAATTACCTTACTCTTTTGATTTTACTTGCCCTGATAATTCATATAATATAGGTTTGATTTAAGGATAAAAGTTAATGGCTACTGAAAGTTTAACAATTAAAGATGGCACAGGGTCGATTAAATATTTGGCGGTTGAAAGTAGTAGCTATGGTTTTATTCCAATACACCAAATTTCATCTTCTAACTCAAACCCAATATTTATTACCGCTTCATTTGTTAACCCAATACCTGTTACTGGCAATATAAACGTTGATGTAGTAGTAGGAGATTTAATTAATATTACTGCATCGGCGTCAGCGCCTGTATATGTAACTGGCGTTCTTACTGTTAATACGGGGTCTTCTACTGTTAATATAGGTTCCGTTGTTACTGTTACTTCTTCTGTCACTCAACCTGTTTATGTATCTCAAAAACCAGTAACAACTGTAAACAAGAATTTTGTCAATACATTTGATTGGACAATTGATAACGGCGCTTTTGCCATAGCAGACGAAGATACAAATAGAAAAGGTTTAGTTTTATTCAATCCCGGTCCATACAATCTATATGTCAGCTTAGATACTGATGGCGTAGTGGGAGATAAAGGATTTATAATTACCGATACAGGTAGCAGCCCAGATTTATTCTCGTTCATAGTTTATGCGTCAGGAACATATTTTGCTGATGATACCACTGTCGGTGTTTATCATGCTGGATATTTTATTAGTGGATCTGCTTCAGATTATTTGATGATTACTAAAGTAACCTAACAAATTTATAAACGGTAATATAATTATATATTATGTCACAATATTATCGATTTTTACCAAAAGGTAGCTCTTTAGAATCTTTTAAAACAGTATCTGCCGAACAACACAATTATAGTGGTTATGGAGAAATATTTACTGGTAGTTATCCTCTTAGTTCCTCCATTAATTTAGAATATTATTCTCAAAATTTATCGTTTGTTCCCGATAGACCACATATTTATTCACTTAAAAATGTGTTAAATTATTATTCCTACTTAAGTCCTCATTTTTCTTATAATTCTAATTTAGGTAATAAAAATTCTCAAGCCATTAAACTAATAAGTATACCATCTATATTTTTTGGCTCTTCTCTAGATAAAGGCTCAATAGAACTAGATTTTTTTATATCCGGTACTTTAGTTGCTAAGTTACAAGATTATAAAAAAAATGGGGAGCTTATACAAACCACTGGTTCAAATGGACTAGGACAAGTAGCAGGAGTAGTTTTGTATAATGAAGGTTTTATTTTAATAACTGGATCTTGGAATTTAGATAATTCACATACAGAAACATATATTTATAACGACAATGGCTCCAGCGTTAGCGATAATCCAAAATGGATATATTGGGGCACTGGATTAAATCAAGAGAACAATTTAACTATTTCTTCAAGTTTTGATTTAAAATTTGAAGGTATAAACTATGTCAATGTTTTAACTATGTTAGCTCACGCGGAAAAAGGAGAATTTAATTACTCTAATAATCCAACATTTATTAAAAGCTCTTCTATGACTGCCAGTGCGCCAATTAGTGGCAGTAAAATGTATATAGAAAATCCTAATTTAGAAATAAAAAATGTTAAAAAGTACGCTTACGAAGATTATGTTGGAGATTTAGAAAAGGAAACTTATATCTCTAAAATAGGTATTTATGACGAAAATAAAAATTTAATAGCCATAGCTAAATTAGCTAAACCTATAAGAAAAACTGAAAATAGAGACTTAACATTTAAACTTAAATTAGATATATAACTTTCAATGATTAAAGATCAAAATAGCGAAGTAAATAAAGGAATTAATTTAACACCAACTGTGATAGAAACAGTTGATTCTGCTTTTTTTGATTATATTAATAGCTTAGAAATAAATTGTAACACTAATGAGGGATGGCAAAAGATTCCTATTATCTGGTCATCGGCAGAAAGATCATATCAGATAAAAAATAATAAAAAACTAAGAGATAAAAATGGCGCTCTAGTGCCGCCCATAATTTCTTTAGAAAGACTTAGCATAACAAAAGATCCTAATAAAAAAGGAAACTTTCAAGCAAATTTATCTCCAAAAGATGATAGACACTATATTACAAAAGTTTTAAATCAAGATAAAACTTCTAATTTTGCAAACGCAGATGCTGCTAAAAGTAATGGTCCTAACTTTGCTACCGGCAAAAAAAACAAAAAAGTTGTCTATGAGCATATAGCTGTACCTATACCAATCTATGTTGTATGCGAATACAAAATAAATCTTTTAACTGGTTATCAAGCACAGATGAATGAAGCCTTACAGCCATTCATTGCCAAAACAGCACAAAATTATTTTATAATAAAGAAAGATGGGTATCGTTTTGAATGTTTCATGGATCAAAACTTTGCTCAAGATAATAAGTCAGATTTTACTGAGGAAGAAAGAAAGTTTACTACTTCTATTAACATAAAAGTTCTTGGTTATGTAATTACGCAGGGTCAAAACGAAGAAAAAGAATTTAAAAAAATAGATGAAAACGCTGTAGAAATAAAAATACCTAGAGAAAAAGTAATTGTAGATACGCCAGCAACAACAAGAAAAAAAATTAAACAATTACAATCAATTCAAGGTTTATCTACAAGTATTACATTACCGCCCGATAAGCCATTAAAAACAGGAGAATTGTCTGGAGAAATAGAGGGTGGACAGCGCGATGAAACTTCTGAAAAATCTAAAAAGCTAAATCTTAAGTCTAGCAGTATTGAGACTATTGATTCTGCATTCTTAGAATATGTTGAAAATTTAAATGTATTTTGTAATACAAATGAAGGTTGGGAAAAAGTACCTGTTATTTGGGGGTCTGCCGAACGAGCTTATCAAATAAAAAACAACAAAAGACTAAGAGATAAAAATGGAAGTTTAATAGCCCCTATAATATCGCTTGAAAGAACCAGTGTTAATAAAGACCCTAACAAAAAAGGTAATTTTCAAGCGAATGTTTCTCCTAGCGATGATAGGTACACTATTACAAAAGTTTTAAATCAAGATAAAACATCTAATTTTGCAAATGCAGATGCATTAAAAAAGAGCGGCCAATTAAATTTTTCAACATCAAAGAAAAATAAAAAATTAGTTTATCAACATTACTCTGTCCGCATTCCTGTATATGTTACAGTAGAATACAAAATAAACATTTTAACCAACTATCAAGCTCAAATGAACGAGATTATGCAACCGTTCATGGCTAAAACAGCACAAAACTATTTTGTTATTAAAAAAGACGATCATCCGTATGAATGTTTTATGGATCCCGCCTTTCAACAAGAAACTATAAACGATTTATCAGAAGAAGAAAGAAAATTTAAAAGCACTATAACCGTAAAAGTGCTAGGCTATTTATTAGGCGAGGGAGAAAACAGAGAAGACAGAAACGTTAATATAGATGAAAATGCGGTTGAAATTAAAATACCGCGTGAAAAAATTATATTAGATAATCCTGATCCAAAGAAAAAACGTAAAGAAATATCTAGCTTTGATTCAATTTCTTCCGGTTTAGGTTCTGGAACATCTTCACAAGTTGGTGTTTCGGGCGTTGTTAAAAAAACATTTATTATTGGTAACGCTATAGATTCTGTTTATACTGTATCTCATGGATTAAATACACGTGATATTTATGTGTCTGTTAGAGAAAACTTTGGTAGCTTCTATCAAGTAATTGCCCATATAGAATTTCCGAGCCTTAATTCTATTCTTGTGGATATGGGCGATATTATTGAAGAAAATAGCTATGTTGTAACTATTATGGGCTAGTATAAATACGTAATAAGACTTTTCCTAAAAATAAAACTATTTATTATACAGCGATTTTAATCGGTTGTTTAGGTTAAAGCGCTATTTTTTTATTCGCCTCTAGGCAAGGAAAAGTAATAAAATGGCTAATCCATTAAAGATTTTAACAGTGTTATCAGCTTCTAAAGCAGTTGAAATGGAAGAAACATTAAAAGTAATTGGTAATGCAGATTTCGATTCACAATTAACAGCTTCTTGGTTAAAAGTAGAAAACAGTGCTGACGTAGACGGTGCATTAGATGTAGGCGGCGCAGCAAGCTTAGCTAGCACATTAAGCGTAACAGGTATTGCTGACTTTGATTCACAAGTAACAGCATCATCCTTGAAAGTAGAAAACGCAGCCGAAGTAGCAGGTGCTGCTACATTCGGTAGCACAATGAAGGTTATTGGCAATGCCGACTTTGACGCTCAAGTAACTGCTTCTTTATTGAAGGTAGAAGGTGCAGCTGAAATTGCTGGCGCAGCAGAATTAGGTTCTACATTACACGTAGTTGGTATTGCAGATTTCGATTCACAAGTAACTGCTTCTGCTTTGAAAGTAGAAAATGCAGCTGAAGTAGTAGGCGCTGCTACATTTGGTAGCACAATGACAGTTATTGGTAATGCTGACTTTGATGCACAATTGACGGCTTCTACTGCAAAAGTAGAAGGTGCTGCTGAAATTGCTGGTGCTGCTGAATTCGGCTCAACCATGCATGTAGTTGGCAATGCTGACTTTGATGCACAATTAACAGCATCTGCTTTGAAAGTAGAAAATGACGCACAAATCGTAGGCGATTTATCAGTACGCGATATTGCTGCACGTTCTGGCTCATTCTCTGGCGATTTGTCAGTTCAA